ATGGCAGAGCGGTCGAATGCGGCAGTCTTGAAAACTGTTGACTGTAACAGGTCCGGGGGTTCGAATCCCTCTTTCTCCGCTGAACTCGGGAAGCTTAATAAACAAAAGGCTTCCCGTTTTTTTATAAATAAAAGTGAACAAAAAGTGATCGATTCAGTTCATACGATTGATTAAATGTCCCCCGCAAACATTTTAATTCTTAAACAAGTTAAAATGAAATCAATCTACACTATTCCAAAGGTGGTCAAGTATGACGATCTTTCAAAATCTTGGTTTGTCTACTTTAGATACAACAAGGTTCTTTTCCGTTTTAAGTACGGAATCAATTACATTGACAATTATAAAAAAAGAGAAATCGAAGCAAATCTGCTTCGCGATGCACTGCACCAAAAACTTAAAGAAGGTTGGAATCCTCAAATTCCAGACGTAATTACAGCGCAAAGTAATTTGACTTTAATAGATGCTCTTGATTTTGCAATTGATAAAAAGAAATCCAGCATCGGCGTGAAAACCCTCTCCGGATACAACGGCACCATTAAATTCGTTAAAGACGCTGTAAAGGCGCTTGATATGTCACAGTTGCCTATTGTTGATACGAAACGAGTTCACATAAAGCTGATAATGGAAAAGGCAAAAGAGCAACGCAAATGGAGCAACAATGCATATAATAAACATTTGAATCACTTAAAAGCGATCATGAGTGAATTAATCCAATGGGATATTATAGAAACCAATCCTGCACATAAGATAAATAATATGGCCGTTGCGGAAAGCCGGGCCAACGTTCCTGCTTCCGATAAAGATTTTCAAAAAATCAAAATAGAAATGCAGAACAATCATCGTAATTTCTGGAATTTTTGCTCAACAATATTTTATACCGGTATTCGTCCGGAGGAAATATTGAAAATTACACTAGGAATGATAGATCTTTTTAATTCAAAAATAACATTGCCTGCAGAGATTACTAAGACTAATAAAGAACGTATTGTTCCGATAAATCAACATCTCAGTGAAATATTACACTCCATGAGATTTGAAAATCTACCGGAGTACTTTTATTTATTTGGAAGTTTTAGGCAGCAAGGAAAAGGGAATGTCGGAGCAAAATTAGATTTTATTCCAGGCTCAACTAAATTAAAGAGAGATACAGCAACTAAACGCTGGGAAAGAATCGTAAAAAAAGGATTAGGGATTGATATGAATTTATATGCAATGAAGAAACACGGTGCAAATAAAATGATTTTAGCAGGTGTTTCTATTGACGCTCTGAAGGATTTATTTGGCCATACATCACAAGTCACTACCCAGATTTATATAACGGACCTTAAAGAAATCAACCGTAGAAACATACTGGAGAATGCGCCAGCACTTTAAAATTATTAAGAAGTATATACATTATCAAAACCCATCTTAATCAGAAATATTCTGTAATGCAAAAATTTCCAGTTTTTTCTCTATCTTTAAAGTACCTAAAAATATATTACTATGTCTTTAAATCTTAATTTATTCGATGAAGAACATGTTTATAATCTGTACGAGCTTTATAAACATTCAGTAGAAGAATTACAGACAAATAAATTATTAACTCAAGTGCAATCTATAAAACTACAAACCTTTAAGAAAAGAATGGCCGAAATAGAAGATCACGCTTCCACGAAAAGGAACGAAGGTAATAGGTGGACCACAACAACGTTGCTAAAGCAATGGGGATTGAATCCCACATTGGTACTGGTATTTTATCCTGGATCAAACTCATATAAAAAATATGGACAGACAGTGGTAGCAAATATCGAATATAACGCTACAGACGTAAAGCAAATGTTTGAAAGTATGGAAAATAAATTACCCGCGACACCAGGTTTAATTAAATGTACATTTATGCCTGATTTTGATGAGCACGAGATGTTAGACACTGCCGATATTTTCGGTACGCGCTTAGTCCAAGAGAGATAAACAAAAAAACATCCAATCGGATGCTTTTTTGTTTATATTATTCTTTCTTTTCAATTTTAATTGTCCGACTCTCCCCACATTCATCGAAAGACTGAGAAGTATATTCTTTACGGCCAAATAACCGTGTCTTAATTCCTAAGAATTTCCATTGTCTCCTTTCCCAATATGCAACAGCATCAGATTTATTATTAAACTGGCGATCATCAACTATAATTTTAAGAGTTGTACCGTCATATAATGCAAGCCCAGAATTTGTTAAGCATTTAGATGAATCAATCCACCGCTGCTGTTTAGGAACACTATTTTTGATAGCATCGATTAATCCTGAAACATCAGTTTCTCTTTTCGTTGTATCGCGATACTTCAAAGTCTGCGAAATTATACTCTGAATTCGACTTTCTTTTATACCGGCATTTTCCAGTTTCTTTTTCAGATCTGAATTTTGATATTGCAGATAATCTTTAAGCTCTCGCTCACTTAGAATTTGGCTTGCATAACGTAAACTATCCACTTTCCTTTGCTGACTTGCATTTTCAGTTTGTCTTTGATTTTCTGAAATTTGGTACTTGTAATCCTTGTAAAACCAAACTGCAGCAGCAATTGCAATTCCTATCAGAATAGTTTTTATGTTTTGGGAAATAATTGATAATTGCATGATTTTACTTTTGAAGAGGTGTAATTGAAATATCTAAATAATACTGTTCATCAACATAATGATTGTACCGCCCTCCCCGATTAAGATTTATTACATACGAAGATCTTCCACCTGGCAACATTGAAAACATATAATTATTTTCCAAGCTTTCCCCAACAATGCCATTTAGAAACAGTGAAAAAGCTTGCAACAATTCTAAATGCGTTTTAGGATCGTTAACCCATGGAACTGCGACCAAATCCATATCTCGGGCCATACTACCATGAAGCAATAAATTGTAACCAAAATCGACAGCAATTTTTTGAAGCTCCAAAAAACAACATGCATAAAAATGAGGTTTAGCTTTTACTGGTTTTTCCATTAGATCATGTTTTCATATCGTTCAACAACTTCTGCAATTTTTATAGCCAAAATCTTTTTATTTGCGTGATACTTTTTCAAATCATCCGGATTTGAAATAAAGCACAATTCAAGTAGAGAAACAATTCCCTGCTCATGCATCAAACCTAAACTTCCTCTGTGACTATCTTTCTCCGATAAAACTCCACGATTTTTAATTCCTAAAATTGTTGAAGTCGATTCCACTAATTCTTTTGCAAAGCCTTTATCAAGGCGATCTGCGTCATTCCCTATTAAAGCTGTCGTTCCTGTAGCTGCTGATGATACTGCAGCATCAAAATGAAATTCTAAAACAACTGATCCTGAGCCTGTCTGAATTCGTTTTAGATAATCCGCTAAGCGCTCATCATCACTATCGTTGATCACTTTCACTTTACGTTTAAGTAATTCACTAACTACCAAGTTTCTAAATTCAACTGCCAAAGCAGCTTCTGTATATCCGTTACTAACCGCTCCCGGATCTACTTTAATTCCTTTCGGATTATGTCCTGCTGAAATAAATGCTGTCATAAATTTTGGTTTTTAATTGTTTCTAATTTCATACTGTCAACTTTAAGATCATATTCCAGTTTATCAATCAGATTATTTAGTTTTTGTTCCTTAAGCCTGATTGATACCCTTTCTTCTTTTACCCTTTTTGGTGGATATTCTTTAGGGATGATTGCTTTGATGCTTGCAAAAGAAAGCACCACAATTACTAATGCATATAAGGCTGTTTTCATAGTTACTTTTTTATTTGTTCAATCTTTTTATTTTGCTCCAGAATGATTTCTGAAAATCTAACGAACTTGTCCGTATAATGTTCCAAATTCTTATTGTATTCGCTTTGGTCTTTGGTACGAAGAGCATCACCACGCTCAACTCTAGCACTAAGAACAATAGTATTTTCGCAATGTCTTTTATCATTTAAGTAGAGTAATGTCCATGAGGCTATTAGTAATGTCATGTATGCGAAGTGAATCCTTTCACTAGGTTTCAGCTTTTTGAAATAATCAAAAAACGCGGTAAAATATTTGAGTAAATCTAATTTCATAAATGATGTTTAATGATGTTCATAGTAAAACCGGTCCTGTTCTGTTATTGCTTCATCGCAGTGATTCTTACCAAGTGATCTGTCTAAAAATTTACGAAGCCAGGTATCTTTCTCATGAATATTGATTAGTCCGGATATTGCGGAAATTGTTTGGTACCATTTACCATATTTAATCCTGCCTTTTATTTTCAAAACATCATTAAGCAACTCACCTCCTCCAGCGCACGCAATACCATCAGCAGCAAGAGTAATACTTCTGATAATTGGCCTAAGCAGAAGTTTTAAGGAGTAGTCAAATCTTACTAAATGCTTCATAAAAGTGTATACAACTCCACAAATAAAAACTATGATAAAAATTGGCACACCTATAAACATTATAAAACACTCCACGATTACTGACCAAGTACCAGTGAAAAAGGCCGTTATTCTTCGCATCTTATCCATTGATTAGGTTGTCTTTCATAAACCGTTGTACCGTCTTCAAATAGATTAGTCTGCGTATCAATAAGCAGACCCTCTACAATTTTTTTCCAGTCCCGTTCCATCTTAGTTAATCCAGAATAATCATTCTGTGATTCTAGGTATACATTTAGGTCATTAATCTTAGCAGAGTCATAAAAAACAGTTTTTTCCTGAATCAACTTTTTTGATACTGAACCGTCCTCATTTTCAACAATTGCATAATCGTGAACTGTGTAATAATTACCTTGACGAGTTCCTCTGTACTCTACAACCTCTAATTGAACCACGGAAGTTGCTATTCCTCTTAATTCTGTTTTTACTGGTATTGTTGTCTTTATCATATACTGTGGCATTTTTGATGATTATTTTTATAGGGTTGTTGCTGTTACTATATTGCTTAATATCGACTTGTTATAATAAATATCTACAGCTACTAAACTAATCTTGTACATTGTGGATGTAGTTAAACCAGATATTGACTGGCCACTGGCAGTGATCCGGCCTCTATAAACGCCGTTTAAATAATATTCATAAAAATCAATTGTATTGGTACTGCTCGGAATAGAAAAGTTTAATTGAATTGTTGTAGACGAAATAGTTCCAGCTACTAATGTTGTTATAGGGCTAGGCTTTGTGTAATTTGGTACAAATACTACTGAAGCTCCTACTCCTGCAGCAACTGCTGCAACATCACCTTCAACACCTCCAGCATTAGATGTTTGTTTAGATACAGGAGCATATAATCTCATCGATCTTGCTGTTGCTGTTGAAAAAATTGTATTATTTAATTCAGTACTTCCAAAATTTATACATTTTGGTAACACTGTTATTTTAGTTGTTGTTACTGAATAATTTCCGAAGAATGAATTTGGAATAGATATACAGTTAGGCATTTCAAATATGCAACCAATAACATTTACATCTTGAAATATAAAAGCGTTAGTTGCAGTTGTAACTCCAGGTAAATACACCCTAGCTAATTTAGTTGTTAATGCAAAACAGCTCGCACTTATATTCGACACTAAGCCGTCATTATCTTGAAAATAAGTGATTAAAGTTCTTAATGTTGTGTTACTTGCATTATTGGTAATCGTTAAAGGATAGCTACCTCCAATTATTCTACATTGTACATCACTGCCAACTATAGTAAATTTTTTAATTTTAGCTACAGATATTGCTAAAAAAGTAGCTAATACACTGGCAGAAGTTACAACTGAAGACACTCCGCCAATAAAAGTATTCGGTTCTCCTTTACTTTTTGCAAAATAGTATTTTTTTAAACTTCCCATTATTGATCTAAAATTATAGTATTGGTATTTCCTCTTCTCATAAAGTGGCCTACTGTTTTTTCAGTTGTATTTATTGGGGTTATCTCCCAAGTAAAAGGTGCGGTTATTGCCCATGAGACAGTTACACCAGTTAAAGTTCTAAATGGAAACATTAGAGAAGTATTTAAAGTGGCTGGTACAGTGATCGTGCAGTTTGCCGTAAAGAGAATAGTCTGACCATGCCATGTATTTAGAACATTACTATTAGCACCAACTTCGATTTGAGTATCTACAACTTGTTTTCCTGCAATGATATCAGTAATCTGTTTTTGTATTTTACCAAAAGCAGCTAAGATTGTATCTGTAGCAATTATAGGTGTTCCAACGGCAAAAGAAATACCTGTCAAAACATAAGACATCACTGTAGATAAAGTCGAATACTTATTTATGCTGCCCTCTGGAACCTCATCAGTGGTGGCAATTATTGCTCCAACATATTCATTTTTAACATTACTGCTATTGCTTACGTTTAATGAAAACTCAATAACTTCACCAGGTTTAAGCTTATAATTTTGAGAGTTTGGAAAACTGTACTTTACATTTCCCGTTCCTGCATTATGCCAAACTGTTACAACTCTACCGCTATTATTTTTAACAAAGTGTGATTTACCCGAATACATAAATTCAGTAGCGACCTGCGTTGATTTAATATCGGTAACAATGTTTGTAAGTGAAATTGAATTCCTGTTGTCGGGCAAAAGGATCTGTTCAATTACTGCATCAGGATAATTAACTATTAGATCATTACTCTCTGATTTTAATTTAAACTCTTCGCCAATGAAAGGAGGTTCTGGATTGGCCAAGCTTAAATCAGTAACCTCAATTTTTGTTATGTAAACTGTATCAATAGGCTGGTTTGGAGCCGGTGAAACCCCTTGCGTTTCAGGACCAGCAACACGATAAATAGTGTTGAATTTATCTGCAACTATAAAGTCAGTCCTTGTATATCCTAACTCTGCAAAAGGAACGGTGAAAACAGTATCAGTGTTTGTGTGATAATTGACATTATCCATTACCCAAGCTGCAGCTGGAACAGTTACAGTGTTTCCTGCAACGGTTATATCTCCGGACACGGATATTAGCTTATTAAACTGATAGCTTAAGATCGAGTCAATAATTTTCTGAATGGCCAACTTCTCCGAAACGCCACCACGGGAAACATGAATTAGTGAGGAAGGATCTAATGTATTTTGCGCTGGAAGTTCCGCGATCGTCTTAGCGTTTGTATTGTAGGCATTTAACGTCTCTGTTATTGCAGCCAATCTCTCTGTAACAAAACTTTCGAAACCCATTTTAAATATTTTTATTTCAACAAATGTAGAAATAAAATACTTATTTAGAATCATTATAAATAATAAATAACATAATATGTTAGTGAAAATTTAATAAATTTGCTTCTATGGAATTACTAATACTATTCTTCGTTATTGTGGGTGGCTGCACTGTGATAGGTAAAATCTTTGGAAAAATTATATTTCCAAAAAGTAGAGATTATTCTCAAGGCTACGTTGATAGATCTACTACTATAATACATAATCATCACTATCACGACAACAGATCAGTGAACGTCAATGGCAACAGTATCAAAGATTTAAAATAATATATTTAAGGTCCATTATTCACTATACGCCTATATTTTAACGTAAAGCCTCTAAAATTTCCTAAAATTTAGAGGCTTTTTTTTAATATCTTACATAACCAGTTTCAGTTGAAATCAATCCTGGTACCTCAACTTCACTGCCACTAAAGTCAAGATTTCCGCTTCCTTGAGAATTATAAATATTTCCTGTTTTAATCATTGAAGCAGTTAACACATAAAGGTTTGAACTCTCCAAAGGTCCTTCTGTTGAAAAGCTGCCGTTCTTCACGTATGAGACACCATTAATTAAGACAATTTCGTGTGATAATGCGATCATCAGTTTTCGCCAAATTTCTTTAGTCACAGGTTCGAAAACAAATTCATCTACTTCATAAAGTTCAGCGCTTAAAAGCAATGTATTTGTATCGGTTTTATGCGTTTCACTTTCTTCGTCAATTCTTCCTCGCACAAAAGTAAAAGGCACTCTAATTTTAAACTCAATACCGGTTGCATAAAACACATCTGTATTTGTCGTGTTACGGTATTTTATCTCTAAGACATCCTCATGCTTTACTTTACACCAAAGCTCTTCACTCAGGTGCGTAATAGTCGGGAAATTAGGATCTGAATTTACTAATTGAACTTGAAACCTTTGATCTATATAGTTCACCATATCAATGGAGAATTCATAAACTTCATAATTGAATCTATTGAAGATGGATCCTACAACAATATTAACTTCCGGCCCAGTGTAATTTTGAGAAATAATAATGACATCGGCATTCTTTGTTTCATCAAACACAACATCTTCGATTAGGAACCATGCACTTGCAATTGTAATATAAATTCGTTGAGCAGCCCATTCAGCAGCCCATTCAGGCAAAAGTCCATTTAGCGCGTACGTTCCAGTTACGGTGTTATTATCGTAGTCATAAGTATTTCCAGAAATGAAATAAATACCGGTTTTACCACTTCCAATATTATATTTTCTCGCATCTCGTTTATCCTTAATCCCAATATTATTTGTCTTTTTTTCTACAGGAATAAGAACTTCAGAAAGATCTTCTTTGATAATTTTGGCGACATTCGAACCATAATTAGACTTAAATTGTGTAGCGATTATATCAGCGCTTTGGAATTGCTGTACTTCTTTGTATGGCACATCAACGTCAACTTCACAACTTAAAGTATTTTCATCAGTTTTATAGTTCCCTGAATCTCCCCAGGTTATTCTGTTAGCGAATCTAATAGAGTTAGATTTACTTATACCAAAATATGGTATTTGAATGCCAAATTCATTGACAGTAAAACCTTTTTCGAAGTTACATCCAAATTGATCACGGACATATAAAATAAAATCATCAACGGCTAATCCGGAAAAAGTATTTGACGTTTGCCAGGTTACTGAATCTAAAGAATACTGCAAATCAAGCCCAGCCGAATTTACATTTTCTACGATTACAGTGGCGCCATTAGGACTGTTGTTCACATTAATTGTAAAATTTGATGAGTTCAATAAACTTGGAAGAACGACTGTTTGATTTGCCTGTTTTCCATTTAAATCTTCTACCAGAACATTTATTGAATCACCTCTTAACCAATCAAAAGAAAATGGATTATCGCTATTTGGATTAATTACAACAGGACTCAATACTTTTGCCGCTAAAATACTTGTCGAAACTTCGACTTTTACGTTTTGGCACTTATTTGCACTTGCTTCTGAAAAGGAAATGCTTGTAATCGCTATTTCAGGAATTGCAGGTTCATTTTCAATTACAATTGTGGCATCGGTTGTATTTAGCCCAAGTAAGAAAACAGATCCTGTTTTCTTTGCTTCAATAATCACCGTTCCAAGACCTGAATTGGTTGGTCCGTTAACTGCTGTCACTGTATATAAACCAGCAACGTTCCAATCCAAATCGAAGGCCTGTTTGTAATTAATAGAACTTGAGCCGACATATCTGCCTGGATGTATACCATCATCTGGTAAAAAGTTAGGTATCTTGACTCTCCAAGGCTCAGTTCTATTTATATTAAACCTTTCGTAAAAAGTCGTTGAATAATAACTATCTGATATAATTATGCTCTCAAACTCCTCCGGAACTCTTGTAAATGTTATTGTTACTTTAGAATATGCCATTTTCTATCTATTTAATTTTAATACTTTCCAGTTACCGTTACCGTTTGGTTTCAAGTTCATTAAAAATCCTTTCTCGATTTCATTATCTTCATTTATAAATTCTACCAAGCCATAAAGATTAATAACCCTTTTATCCAAGATAGTTGTACTGCCATTAATTTGCTGCATCACATTGAAGTCGCAAACATGTTCAAATTCTATTTCTTCAGGTTCAAATCTTGCAGCTTCAAGTTCCGAATTAATGATATCATCATTTTCTCCGTACTCGTTGCCACCAACAAACTGAGTTTTTAATTGTCTGTTTGCTGTTGATGAACCAAATTTTAATTTTTGAGTTGCATATTTGATCAATGATGCAGATATCCACCAACCATGGCGTAACATTGAGTTAACCGGCGACAATCGCAAATTTGTTGCTGTCTCCGGGCTGAATATTCCGGTAGGCGCTTTCGTAAAGTCGTCTTGCCATTTACGTTGAAGAAACACATCATTAGGCCCCTTCTTTAAATCCAAAAAGAAAATATCCTCATCATAACTGGTATCTTCAGTATCATTTAAAGTCTTCGGTTTTCTGCGGGCAAATTCCATCCCGTAACTATCAGCCCGATATTTTGAAATCTGAATGTAAATGTTTTTTAATCTACTTATGAAAGTTGAAAAATTTGATTTTACATTAAATTCATCAAGTCCAAAAGCTTCTTGATAGTCTCCACCCTTTTCGTAACCAATTTCAATTGCAGAATAATACTTATCAGCAGCTGTTGTTCTTTTCACATTCTTAACTTGGTTTGGCAATCTTATGGTAACATTTTTATTGTAAAAAAAACTTTTTTCCTCGATTCTGACACGTTCAACATTTCCAAAGTTTTCAATACCTACTCCAATGTTCAAAATAGCTTCAGTTGATGTTGTAAACTCATTAAAAGAAGTTGTCAAAGGCTTAAATAAATTTTTCACTTCTGTCGATATCGGCGTCTCTTCTTGAGGCAATGGTAACTTATCAAATTGTCTTACCCAGAAACCGTGAGTGAAAGCGATATAAGCTCCTTTCCCATCTTCCGGATAACCTAAATCTTTTCGGCCAAAATAATCAGAATAAAATGCGCCAGTTTTATTTGTTGCGATTGTTACCAATCTATCAGCTAATTCATGAGCCAAAATTGCTTTTGTCGTTGATTTCTCCTGAAAACTATCTTCGTTGACATCCATACTCACGTTTACGTTCTTAACAACAATTGACAATCTCTGAGAAGATGTATTGTGAAAATCAACATTCTGATCAAAAACAAGAGCCAAACTTTCGCCAGCCAAAACCCTCACAGTCTGATCAAAAGCCAGGTTAAATGTTTGCTCAGACAACGCATTGTAATTAGTTTCCATCATAAGAAAAATATTATCCTTATAATCCAGTTCCCCGCCATTAGTATATTTGGCTATCCTCACATAAAATGTAAAATTATCGACATCATCAAAAACATCCATTATAACCGTAAATTGCAACTTAAACTTGATTTTAAGGTCTCTATCCTTGTCAGATAAAGCAAAAAAAAGTAATGATCCTTGTCCTTTACCAGTTCGAGTCCATGAATTATCATCAATCAATGTTCCTGAGATAGGTGAATGAGCAGATTCATGAGATTTATTTACCAACACCATAGGAACAGGCGCAGTACACCCTCTTGTATTTCCATCAGAAGATGTACTTACAAGCTGAATCCAGTTATCACTTGGATTTGTTTTGAATTTCGTCTGAAGAAATATCCTTCTACCTTCTAATTCAACATCTATAGTTTTAAGTTCCGGAATAATCGTATCATTAATTGTTGTGGTACGATCAACTTCGACACTTTCTGAATCCCTGGCTTTTAATTCCTGCTCTAATCCTCCTGAGTTGAATTTTACAGATACTTGTCCATCGGCTTTGCCCCAAGTCGATAAATCTAAATAGCCGGAATACGACAACGTCCAAACGTCCGTTTGAGGATGCTTTTCATTACGCGTCAATTTTATCTCAGCCATTATTCCGTAAATATCTTTTATAAGCTGAATGTAATCCTTAGCCTCTCCAACAAATTTTAGAACATTGGAGAATTTTGGAAAGATCCCGTGATATTTTTCATGTCTGGAATATTCCTTATCGTCTGCTGTCCATCCGATTGGTTCAATTGTAACAATGTCGCCCATATCCTTATTGCTAAGGATATATTGGACGCGATCATTATATTGTGGATTTATATTTCCCATTAGTTCCAGTTTGTATTTTTAGATTTCCAAAGAGCGTGAGGAATATCGATTTTCTGTGAATGAAAAACAGCCGGTTTTTGATTTTGGATTGCTTTTCGAGTCAGTTTCATTTCATCAAGAAGTTCTTTACCATACGAAGCTTCAAAGTATTGTGACGCTTGAAAATCACTCATCTTTCTACCTTCCATATTTAAACTTGCCATCATTGCTGCACGTTGTAATTTATTGTAATCTCCCACAGATTTATGAACTGTATCACCTTCGTATAACTGAACAATCTTGTTTTTTCCAGTTGGAACTTCGATTCCTCCATGACTACGTTCGATAACCTCCTGAACATATCCACCACTAGGTCCGATACCATCATTAATAACGGCAATCTCTTTTTTACCACCTTTACGTCCATCTTTGTATTTTGGTATTGGAGTCGCTACTATAGCCGCAAGTTGAACAGCTGCTATTGCAGCCGTTATGGCGGCTAATGCTATACCGACACCTGGGCCGGCAGTTAAAGCAGCGGTCACAGCTTTAGCAGTATTTATTCCCGCTTCAGCTATAGCTGAAACTTTATTGAAAACGGCTTGTTTTTGCTGCTCTTTACGCTTCTTTTTCTCTAATTCATCATTCTTTTTATCGCGCTCTTTTTGAAGGATATCTTTTTGACGCTCATCATTTTTGGCAAGTTCAATTTGTCGTGCATAATATTCATCATTCGCAGATTGCTCAGCTTCAATGTTCTGAACTCTAGAATCGAAAATTGCATTGGCTAAATTGCTTAAAACAGCTGACAACTCCTTTGCTTTTTCTTCGATGTCTTTAAAGTTTTTAGATTCTAAAAAAAGCTTAATCTTATTAGCCTTGTCATTGTTATCTATATCAATTTGTGAAAGCTCAGTTTTAAGCCTTGATAAATCATTTTCTACTTGAGCCCTTTTCTCAGCAGAAATCCTTTCATTTTCAGGCAATCTATTCTGTGCAGCTAGTAATTGTTCAATTGCATCAATCTGGGCCTCTAGACCTTTTTTTGCAAATGCTCTTTTTATCTCAAGAATTTTACGCTCGTGTTCTTCTTGGGCATCTTCAAGATTTGTATGTTGATTTAATGATGCATTAAACAGAATATTCTCGGCTTCCAAAGCTTTATTTAACTTTGTATCTTCTTTAAGAGACTCAGCTTCAATTCTTTTTTTAATTTCTTCAACTTCACCATCAATAATCTTTTGACGATCCTTTACTCCTTTTTGAATAAGTTTTTTTTGTTCATCCTGATATCTTTCTAAAATCAATAATTGTCCGGAACTCAATCTCTTTTTAATTTCTCCATTGTCTAAAAGTGTTTGGATCTCTAAATCTGACAGTTCTCGAATTAACGTACCGGTTTTTTCATTGTACTTTCCAAGTTGCGACAATTCATATTCAGCAGCATTTCTTCTTTTTTCAGATTCAAGTTGGATATTCTCATTAAGAGCATCCAATTTATCATCATAGAACATTTTATCATTGTTCAGAATTTCATCATTTATATCAATCGCGATTTGGATTCTTAACTGCTGCAGTTTAAACAAATCTTCCTGAGCTTTCCTTTCAGCCTCGTATCTTTCTTTTAAGCGCTTTCTAATTTCAGCCAATTGCTTTTTAGATAACTCACTTTTAAATTCAGCATCTTTTACCGCCGCATCTTTATCAAGATCCTGGATTTGTTTTAGAATACGATTTTGCTCAGCTACAGTTAGTTTCGAATTTTGAGTCAAAGAAGCTTTTCTAACGTCTAATTTCTCTTTTTCAATTCGTATTATTTCGTCAAGTTCTTCACTGGTATTTCCTTGCTTGCTAACTCTGTACCCACTCTTTTCTAAAACACTTTTCTCAAGCTGGAACTGAACAATTCTTTGTCTCGAAGTATTAATTTCGGTTTCGGTACGTTCAAGCTCAGCTTTTTTCAATTGAGAGTAGACCACCAAAGAAGCCTCAAGAATTTTTTTCTTCCTTGCAATTTCCTCTTTATCTAATTTGTCTCCGTTTTCGCCTTGAGCTCTTCGAAGTTTTATATCATTCTCGATATCCTTAAATCTTTCGTTATTAGCTTGATCTCTTGCATCTGCATAATTTTTCTCAGATTCTTCAAGTTGCTTATTTGCATCAACTATACGTTGGATGTTCTTCTCAGCATCACTCATCTCATCGTTAAAAATCATATACGCTACAATTGCGGCTGATAAAAAAGCGAGAACTAAACCCCATGGAGTAGCTTTAGTTGCTATATTCAATCCTTCTTGTGCTGTTGTAGCAGCTCTTGCTGCTGCAGCTTGTGCCAAAATTGATTTTGTACCAATTCCAGTGGCCAGTGCAAAACGTATTTGTCCAGCAGTTGCAGCAGTTTGGATTGCGCTCCAGGTTGTAGTAACAAAATTTACAGTTCTTAAAACACCAATGTAGGTTAAAAGAATTGTTCCAAATTTCACCACAAAATCCATTATTTCCTTGAAGTTGTCACGAACGAATTTTAAAGTTTTGGCGAGTGAAGCACTTCCAGAATTTGCATCATCAGTACTTAAAATATAGGCTTCCCATCGATCTTTGATATCTGCCAAAATGGAAACTAAACTTTCAGATGCCGCCTCTACTTCTTTATTCAATGCAATATTATCTACATACTCTTTTTTGGCCTGCTCCATTGCATTTGCCAACAGATCATAATTAGCTGCTAACGAACCAATGGTTTTAAAAGATCTAACCTCGTCAAGTCCAAGTTCACCCAATACAATAGATAAATTTTGCCCCTCTTTTTTTGCATTGCTTAATCCTTTGATGAACTTTACAAATACTCCAGTTGCATCTTTATTAAATTGCTTCGAAAGTTCTTTCTGAGTTAAATTAGTAAGTTTCAAAATCGCTTCAAGGTTTTTACCTGTAGCGATAGATTTATTGATCACACCAAAAGTTTTCTGAATAGAACTGGCCGAAACCTCAGATTCAGATCCCAATGAAGATGTCGCCGCACCAAGTGCAAGAACACCTTGAGCAGAAGTATTGTAAACAGCAACACCTTTTTGAATTTCAGTAGCGTTTGAAAGAACTTCTTTCTCGGTAGTGGCGAACGCGTTTCCTAATTGCGTAATAACAGAGCCTAATCGATCCGCATTTTCAAAACTGTCTGATGAAACCTCAATAAACTTGGCAAATTGTGCAACTTGTTCGTCAGAAATAATATCGGAAGTAAGCTTTAACTTTTCAATTGCACTGGAAAATTTTAAGATGTTAGCTGTACCGGTTACACCTAATTGTCCGGCGACCTCAGCCGATTTAATTAATCCGTCAACAGTAATACCGTTAGTTTTATCACCAAGCTCGACAACTTCTCTGCCAAATTGTTTCAATTCTTCTCCAGACATGTTTGTTGTTTTACCAACAGCAATCAATTGTCTATCAAAATCTTTAATTACAGAGAAGATATCCTTAACAATGGTACCGAATAAGGCCACACCAGAAACAAGGCCAAATGTCGAAGTTAAATCTCTTAGGGTTTCATTTAAACCTTTGAACGCCTCTTTATAATTACCAATGTTCTTAGAGTAATTTCTAATAGCAGCATCAACCGCCTTCACCCTTGCGTCAAGTTTATCAAATTCTTTTTGAGCAATTATAATTTGGCCAATATTCTGTTTTTCCGCAGAATGTAGCTCTGCCAAACGTTTTTGCGCCGCCAAACGGGCATTATTTAGCTTCTGATAGGCAGATATCATTCCTAAACGTTCTTTGGCCTGCTCCTTAAGTTGCTTATTTGTTTCAGCTAACTGAATTCGTTCATCAAGACTTTTTTTAATTAAAGAATCTTTTGATCTTGCTTCTTTATCCGCAAGCGCAATCGAGGAAATTTTAATTTTATTCGCAGAAATCTCAGCAGCCTCGCGCTCCTTGATCGCTAAGATTACTTTTTGTGTCTCTAATTTTTCCTGCTGCAATCCATTGATGTAAGCAGTATTATTAGAAGCATCCTTAATTTGTTTTTGGATAGTCGCAATCTGAAGAATACCAGTAACATATTCTTTGTTTTTATCAATGGCAACTTGAACTTGTTTAGCATATTCCGGCCCCCAGTTCATCGCTTCATCTTCGATAACTTGTCTTCTTGTAATTATACCGTTTGAACTAGCCATTTTTCTTTGATTTTAATTCTTGTTTCTTGATTGCATCGATTTTTGCATGAACTTGTTTTTCATAGCTGAAAAATGCGGTATAAGTGATCTGATTGAAGTCGCCTGTGATCGGATAGCCAAGTATTGAACCGTATGATGCCATAATATCATCGATACTATATTCCTGGCCCTCTTCTTTTTTCGGAAGATGCTTTTTCAATACACCAGCTTTCACATTAAAAGATTTTGCCTCTCGTTCAATTCTGTCAATATCTTGATAGTATACTTCCTCATCATCCAGTCTAAGCTTAAAGCCATATTCCTTAGTCAACAGAAGGTGCAATTCCTCACTAAAATCGAATTTTAGAGCATCACATGCCATTAGAGTAATTTTATACTGGATTTCAAGCGAATCAACTTCCTTTGAAATACGAAATGTCTTTTTCTCTTGAGATGTCGCATTCTCACGATTCAAATGTTGTTCGTATAAATCGTCCCATATTTTAAGTAATGCTTCCGGATCCGTTTCGGTAGTGGATAACAATGTAAGATCACCCGTTTTAGCAATATTTAAGAACGTTTTATAAGGTATGGTATCTAAAGTCGAGTAAGTCATATTTCAAGGGTATTGCGAACGTTTTTAATAAAAAAAGGAAGTAATCTGCGTGTGATTACTTCCTTTAGTTCTTTATCAGTTAATCCAAAAAGTTCATCAGAAAGCCATGTATTATCAGGTCCGTCGCTAAGTATTTCATTTGTTTTGGGATCTGTTGAACCAAACCTCAACACTCCTGAAACTTCTTGCAGATAAAAGCCCTTAAACCAATCACCGGTATCAATTCCGGTAAAAGGATCTCCTGCCTTTTTTTTACCGCCGGACATAATCTCTGTGCCTTCCGAATAAAAACCTATTGGATTGCCGAAAATATCTTTGCTGTCAACAGAAAGCCTTCGCTTTTCCATGTCAAGCAACTCTTTCTCCAGGCTTTTGATATACTTAAAAAGATCACTCTGCAGTTTTCGGGGTTTCAGTTTCTTTGCTCTTGCTAGGTGTTCCTGAAATGTTGCCATCGGTTGCGATTTTATGAGCTTTTTTTAGTTCCGCTTCTCTTTCTCCGGATGGGATTTCTTTAAAAATATGAGTTGAAGCAAACTCTTTTTTAAATTCTGCAAAGGGCTTATTGTAGCCCTCTGCAAAAACAATCCCTTTATAAGTTCTCATTAATCTAATGTGATCTTTAGTGGAGCAGGACTTTCATACGAGATTCCGGTTTGAGTAACTACACCGTTAAGACCAACAGTAAATCCATTTGTGAAACCAGTACCAGTTACTTTATAAACTCCTTCAGAGTTTGCCGGTACAAACGAAACTGTTTCAGTTGCGCCAGTAGTGTCTTTTACAACAATGTTAGCAGCAAGGAATGCTGTTAACTCTTCATCGCCACCTGAACAACCATCCGTGGCTGTGAATTCGATTTCTGTAGCGGAAGCCGAGATCTGGTTTATTGTTACGTCAAATATTCCGTAGATATCATCCGCTCCCCAACCTTCAGGTCGGAAAATAGCACCATCATCTTCAAACTCATTGTAATCTTTGTAGTTAAGGGTTACCTGAGTTGATGCCGGTCTATCAGCAGTAGGATCAATACGTTTTCCAACGTTCATCACGATAGATTGGCCCTTTACGGTTCCATCATCATTTATTACTCCTTTGATAGCTCCATCCTCAGTAAACTCAAATAAACCTAATTCAGATTTATGGTAAGTTTTTAAAGCAGAGTGTGAACAAAGGCTCAAAAAGCTATTGTAAGTGCTAACTTTTTTACCTGAAGAAGTAATATATTGATTTCTTCTACCTTCAAATACAGTGTCCTCTGTATTTGCGGAAGCCAATTCTTCCACTTCGTATAATGGAATGATTTGTTTGGCTGCAATAGCCGTGTCCCATTTCGCTTTGTCTTTTGCATCTGCAATGGAATCAAATTTGAAACCCGGAATATGGACTGCCGTTTTAATAGTAAGCCCTTCAAGACACTGCTCTTTTGCTCCAGTGTTCTTTTTGGCTTTCTTTTTGTTTTTACATTCTTGATAAACCATGATGTATAATTTTTAATTAACAATTAATTTTGTACTTCAATTTTCCCGTGATAGCGAATACATGAAAGGGTTGCATGTCCAAAAGCTTTATTTGATTTGTGTTGAAACCTTTAAAAACAGACTCAATACCTTTTTCGAAACCATCAACTTGAAACATCCTATGTTTTTTCACTATCGTTAAAGCTTCAATTTCAGCTTCCATATCAGCGCGATGAGTTATGATTGGTTTTACTTTTTTTAGATCAACCATGAACACAATTTTAACCTCGCTGTACCAGAATACCCGGTTATCTGTAGTATGAACCTCATCATCGATAAAGAAAATATTTGCTGCTTTTAGATCATTTGTGAATACATCTTTGTACTCACCTTTACCAAAGTAAAATTCAGGCACCAAACCTTTTTCTTTCGATTGATTTTTATGAACTCTGCCAAATACATCAATCGGTGACCATCCTATTTTTTCAAACAAAGCAGTTTGAATAAGCTGGATTTCCTTATCAATTCCTTTTGGTTTTGTGATTACGTAGTTCATATTTTACCAGGCGTTAGCATCGTTCACTACTATTCTATAGGGAAAGATTATTTTTTGTGCTTTTTTAATGCTTTGTTCCAACTTATAAATGATGCCCTTAGCTATGAAATGACCGTTGTCATTCCTTGCGCCTTCCAACTCTACTTTCAATGCCTGATAACTCATTTTAGCACTTCTTTCATTGAAATTCTTTCTGGTCGTAGAAATGAATAATTCAATCATTTTTATCGCTACAGAATAACCAATAGCATCATCAAATAAAGTAGGCCTCGTGATGATTATTTGTGAGTAGTCATTTGCCGGGTCATAATCAACATAAGTTTCAAGAAGAGAAGTAAGCACGCTTAAAACGGCCTGTTTTCTTACGTCAGATAAATAAGCATTAAAGGCTGTTTCTGACATTTCAGTATCCGGTACCGCTGCATAAATATTATCAACCAATATCAATGAATGATACCAATTGAATTTCTTTCCTGATTGGGCAGTTAGGTTTTCGGCAGTTAAAACGAATGGAAGGCCTGAGGATAACTCAGACCAACCAATTCGGTTTATAAGTACTTCTATAGCTTCTTGACTGTACATATTATGCTGATGGCGTTATATTACCTTCGAAAGTCAATGTTTGTTCCTCAGATAAGGCATTTATGTACTCCTGCAGTTTAAGATCAGTGTTAGTTGATTTTGCAGTTGTTTTACCAGTAGCTATATTGATTGCAGCAATCACAGAAGTTTTGGTATAGTTAACCGTTTTATAATTAAAGCTTGCATCACCTTCAGTTTGAGTATCTGTTACAGCTTCTTCTGCATCCAATGAGTAAATACTTCCCACATTGTCAATAATTGGAAGCGCTAAACCTTGAACAGAAATATTCTCAGCAAATGGTGATTCATCTCTCCAAAGTTTGGTCATGATATACTGATCAACAAAAGTGTATTCAACATTTTTAGAAGGTCTTGTAGCTTCTGCCAACTTACTCCAAACAAGACGACCTACTTTCGTAGACGTTAAAAAGATAACTTTGTTCGGTGTCCAAGTTGGTACAGTAGTTCTCACACCATTCCTTTCATATGTTACCGTACGGTCCATAATCTGAATTTGTAGCTTGAATTGACTATTATTTTTCAACATTAAGTTGACCTTCTCTAAGTCAAGACCAGGAACATTTTGAACAGCCCCAACATAATTATTGTAAAAGGCAAATTGTTCTCTTACTTGCGTGTTGCGTGCAAAATTGTCGAATGTTGTATCATCCATTTTAAGAATTGATATTGTATCTCCTTTCGCCTTAGCAACTTTAAGAACGCGTTTGATATCATCAAGAGGCTTAGAGTTTGGATCTGACCAAGGCAACACTACACCAAATTTGTTACTATTCAAATAACGAAAGTTAACTCGAAATCCAACGCCGACATTAGTATCGTCATCAACTAACATCATTCCTGAAGATAAAGCCTGATCATAACGGTATTGCATAGTTTCAGCTACACCTGAAACCAATTTAACTGCACCTGAAAATAGTTTCTCGGCAACGGTAGCAGTATCAGAACTTTTTGCAATCATATTGTCAATATCGCTCAACAGTCTTTCGGAAAGAATAATCTGTTTACCAAACTTCGGAACCTCTCCAGTTGCAACACCAAGTTTATCCCATTTTGCCAATGGCAAATCTGAATCCATTGCAACGAAGTCAACAGTAACAACTGTATTGTCGATGCTTCCGGTATTCCATGTCATGTCTGCACTGAACTCCTTTTTAAGTTCAGTCGTGAATGTATACTGCAATGGATCTTTCGTACCATTTACACGTAATTCAACTGCTTTCATCATTGCCTTAAAGGCAGCGATGTATTGGATTAAAATACTTAACATAGTTTAGTCTTTTGTAAAATAGATTGATGGAATCGCTGTTTTTACAGCGCTAAGGATCGAAGTAGCGTCGTACTTCATAGCTTTCCAATTTACAGTACCAATTCGCAATAAACCTGCAAATGGTTTTGCTGTAGGAATTCCAGCCATTACGACATACTTATATGTGTGACCTGATGGTAATGCCGCATAGGCAGTTCCTGTAATAGGCATCGGTTTTAAAACGCCGGTGCTAGTTTCTTCGATCACGAGATGACCTTGTGGAATGAATGCTGGAGCAAATCCAGTCGTATCCAAAGTTCTACCTCCCGGAACTGTATCAACAACTTTTTGGATAACGATTCCCTCGTTACCCATATCGCCATACACCGGATCGTTGCTTAAATTTGCAGTAGTTCCTGCCATGATTTTGTTATTTTAAGTTTATAAAATGTTTTCAACAATCTTTTCTGCTTCTGCATCAGAAAATTTCGCAGCGTCCGGTTTTCCCAAAGGAGCACGTCCGCCGTAATCCGCCGAATCGGCAACACCTTGAATAAGATCAGTATACTCTGTTTCCAGTGCTGTCACTTGTTCTTCAAAAGGAGTTTCAGAATCCAAATCAATTCGTTTTAGCCAGTTGGCTTTTATTTCAGGTTTAAGTCCTTTTAAAACTGTAGACTTGTCAAGTAACGCTTGAGCAGTTTGAGTTTTGGATTCAATAATTTTCCCTGATTTAAGAGCCTCCAGATCTTCCTGTATTTTTTTTGCCCATGCAGGAGTTTCTTCCGATGGTTTAGATGCTGGATTGTTTGGGTCAGGATCCGTTGTAGGTGTAGGTGTTGGCGTCGGTTCTGGTTTAGGCTTTTGATTCGCCTCTAATGTTCTGATTCTATCATCCTCTCGGGCGATCTCTTCAAAAGACATAAAGTCGTTAGCTGCTTCCAATACTTCATCAATCGCATCATCATCTGCATCGTCTGCTGGTTTCAAACATAGTTTAGCCGCAATCGCGTCTATCCTTTTTGTCGATAAGTTCGCCTTAGGATATTTTACCTTAAGTCGTGCCTTAATCTGTTCTGGTTTAACTGCCATAAGAATTGATTTTAAGTTGTTTATTATTCGAAACAAATGTAATAAAGTTTTTCTTATTTAGAATCATTCTAAATAAGAAAATAATATATACAAAAAAACCACCTCAGTGGAGGTGGTTACTTTTTCTTTTTAGATCGGATTATTAAGTGACAACTGGAGGAACAGTCACTGCTTTCTCAGCTATTATCATGTTCATCTCTTCGGAAGTATCTTCATTAAAGCCCAATCTCTCAACTGCTGTTTTTGTGGCAATAAGACCAGCTTCTTTTGCTGAACTAATAGTTTCCACCAATTCCTTCAAATCATCAGGAAGAATACTATTGAAAACTATATCATAGTAGAGATTTTTACTTTCAATTGCCAGTGATGTATTTGTCGTTTTAGTAATACCTGACATCATAATATTAATGATTCTTTCAACTACTGTTCTGTTTTCACCTTCATTCATTGAAGATTTTATCATTGCATCTAAGAACATAAGTTTTAAAGCTATTCCAGACACAGTTCCAAGTCCTTTCACATTATCAAATGATAAGTCTGGTGTCGACGTAATGCTATAGATTGCCTTTTCCAAAGTTTCAAGTTCAAGTTTAATGCTATCTGGCCCATTTGGATTAGTCATAAACTCTGCATCGCCGTGGATCTCTTTACCGCTATCCTCGTCAACCTTGATTGGAAATTGCAAAATTTTTCCATTATCATCAGCTTCAGGGAATGACCCCAACTCACCAAATAATTTCATCAATGGATATGCAGTACGATCATTGGAACCTCCTAATTTTGAAATTATAGTTTCATAGCGGTCAACAGGATCTAATGCGTCAAACCATTCCGGTTCATCTTGATCATCATAAACAATTGGAATTCGATCGAATCCGTGAGGTTTTGGATATCCTTCTGACATGGACAATTTACCAGTGGCATTATCTAATTTATACACGGTTAAATCATCCCAAATCATGACATTTTCAAGCTCTTTATCTTCATCATTTTTAGAACTAAATTTCCAACTAAAGGCTTTCATATCACCAGTCTCATCAAAATATGGCGACATAAGCCCACTCTTATTTTCAAGAAGCGCGATTTTTATTTCTTTGTTTTGGGAACTTATACCAAGATTAGAACCAATAAATGAGATTATTTTCATAAATAATCCTCCTGGCTTTACATCAGTAATGTAAAATTGCAGGGCCGATTGTGTTTCGGATTTTTTCTGGAAAACAAACTTTACTAGCAAACTATCAATTCTATTTGTTTTCCATAAAAGTTTTATCAATTGTGACAATTTATTTTCCTCCGATGGGATCAAGGTAATAGGCTTGCCAACTTCGAAAGCAGTTGCAACTCGACATATCTTTTTAGCGAAATTAATAGCAATACGAACCGCGACAACAGTTCTTTTCTTTTCGCCAGTGCCAACATCTTTGTCTTTTTGAGTTTTTCCGACCTGGCTTGCTCTAATGGTTCTATCGCGGTTATTAAATTCTTTTCTGATATTCTCAATGTCTTCGGCTTTTTTTCCAGCCTCAAACAATTTTTCAATCGTCTTTTCTGTATTTGAGATTAGCCCTCCTTTGATATCTAACATAGCTAGTAATTTATTGATTTAATTGTTTCAGTATTGGTTTTATAAGTTTTAGGTTTAGAATTATGCGCTATATGTCCGTATCTCGCACTATCCCATATATGATTGAATTTATCTAATGGTTGATTGATGGAAATTCCTGCTATTTCACGCATTTTATAATTCTGCTGTTCCTTTAGGGCCTCTTTATACAAGTGATTTTTTACAATATGAATCTTCTTTTTTTTCATCGAAGCCAACCAAAACATAACTGATTTAGTCTTACTTATTTTGTAAGCATTTATCCATTTAAGTTTTTTCAATCCCTTTACCATTTCGACGGTACCCTTGTTTTCGCCGGTATATTTATCGGCTGAATCGCATGGAATTATATCTTTTGACTTGTCTATTCCTAAACTTTCAAGTAGCATTGAAAGTGCTTCTGGAGTTTCAATAGGTTCATAGCTTAATGGTTCAATCCAGATATTAAAGTCATCTTCTGCATACTTAACAAGCGTATTAGGATCCGTTGTAAAACCAAAATCATTTGGATAGATTGGAGCTTTATCTTCCGGAAACTTATCAATCCATGTCACAAAAGGAAAGATTAAGCCCTTCATCGCTCCTCTTAAACCTAAACCGTAAATTCTCCAGTAGCTTTCATCTGCCGTACCATTCTTGATATTGACTGGATGCGGTGGCGGCTGGTTTGTTGGTGATAAAGGCTCAACTTTGTTAGTTGCTTTATTATAACACTGAATCACTCCTTCTTTAACCATGTAAGAACCCGGCTTCCATGGTTCCGTAATTATGATCTCATGTCTTTCCTGAGCTGATATATATTTATTGTCTTTGAAAGTTGTTCTTAGAAAAGCAACATCTTCTCTGGTAAGAACACTATCAAAAAACCAGTGTTCTGTAAATGAGGGATTGTAGTCGGCCCACCAGAATTTTCTGCAACGCATCTTAACCTGGTCGAAAACTGACTTCTTAATGAACATAACCTCGTTAAAGAAAGCATAGTCGCAGCCTCCTCCATGCTTTCCGTCTCCAATGAAATAGATTTTACTATTTCCGATTTTAAAGCTTTTGATTTCATCATTGTCTTTAAACTTATTAGGTAAACCGTAATCATCTAATCGGCGCTTGAAATCATCATATAAAGTTGTTTTAAACTCATTATAGGTTTCACGATAGATATTGATTGTACAGCCATTAGGCTCATAAAACAAACACAGCCAAATGATAATATCGATACCGGACCATGTTTTTCCGGAACGCGATGATCCTTCAAGACCGGCGCCACGATATCCGGAAACCAGTTCTGGCTTTCCGTCTATGATTTCGTATTTCTGGTCCTGAATAGCATTAAAGAGTAGAGAGTAATTGGGATTTGTTTCATCATTAACTGTAGTAAGTCTTTTACGCGACATGTCAATGTCACGCGCTGATAAAAGTTCTTCAAGCTCTAATATTTCAGCATCAGTTAATGGCATTCAATTATTTATTTACTGTGATGTGGCCTTTCGATATGAGATATCTAATTTGCATTTCAACAATTTCTCTTTCCCTTTTAGAAAGTTTACTTTTCTTTTCCTGAATTAATCTTAATTCATTTATTAGCGCCTGATAATTCTTATGTGCGCGAGCAAGAGTTGCTGCTCTGGAAGCTTTACGTTTCTTTTTTTCGTTGAAGTAGTTTGATACCTTGTTTATGATTGATTTCATATTACTTTCTGATATAAATTGTTATTTGAAAGAATAAAAATCCAATAGAAATAGAAATTCGTTCTTCAATATTTCCAAGTTCATCCATCCCTTCACATTGCATATGATGAAATCCAATAAGCACATCATCTGGTGATGATTCAAATGATATAAATACTTTATCCATTGCATTCAAGTTGAAGAGGTTCAACAAACACATCCTGATCTCTAAGAACAATTTTTCTGCTATCATGCTCCTGCGTTTCAGCAAAATCAATTATTGCATATCCAATTTCCATTGGACTTACAGACTCACGGCCCTCTACAAATATTCTTCCGTTTACAATTTCTATACTCATGGTGATGATAGTTTTACTTCATTACAAAACTAACATATTTTATTACACAATAACATAATATATTATTTTTTAATTAGCGGAAATTATGCCTGTTTGGCCTTTGCAATCAATTCAGCAATTCGCGCTTCACGCTCCTCTGTGTTAGAAATATCAAGAACCTTATTCTTCTGTTCATTATCCTTTTCATAGAAGCCAATATGCTTATTGATCTTTTCAATTGACCACTCTTTACCATGAAGCTTAAGTTCAATACCGTATTTTGTTTGCTTAATACCTTCAATGCACATCTTTTGCTCTTCGGTAAGTTTATCAAACGGTTTTATTCTTAGCTCGGTTCGCTTTTCAGTATTCGTTAGCACAGTTTTATTCTTTCCGGTGCCGGTTGTTGTGGTTACTGGCACCTCGAATTCGTGATATTCAACATACTCATCAATCCTGGCTTTGCGAAGAATGTTCAAATGTCGAAGCATCTCTTCAGCAGTGATCTTAAACTCCTTTTCCGCGATATCAGCAACAGTTGATTGTAATTCTTTTATCCTTGCTGCTACCTTGCTATGCTTCAACAACCTACACGCGGCTTCATGAATTGACTTGTCGCTTTTATTAGCATAAGAATATCCAGCCTCTTTATATGCATCAGAGCCGACACCGATACGAATGTACGCTTGTGAAAAGGCTTCTTGTAATAAAGTCAAATTGTTAATCTTCATGTTCATTGGATTGGTATAGCAAAAGTAGTAATTAATATCATTTAATAACATAATATGTTAAAGTTTCGAAATCTCTTGTACGATACTAAAAGGTATCGTATCTTTACAGGGTAGAAATGAAACAATTATTAACAATTAAATTTTAAACAATGGTCGAAAAAAGATTGTACTTAAAAGCTCTAAGAATCGTAGAAGCGTATCACGAGCAAACAAAAGAAAATGCGAAACTGGTTAAAGAAATCGAAGGATTTAAAACGGTTAGAGTGTATCGGCATTTAGATAGTGAAAATGATGCACAACCTGGAGATTTTGTAACATGTGTTTTTAAACATTCCGCTAGTAGTTTTACAAGGAATAAAGATTATGAGATACTGAGAGTAGATAGTGATCGATTCCAAATTGAAAATGATAAAGGGACTAAGAAATGGCACTACAAATCAAATAAACATTTCAGGTTAATCTAAAACCAATCAAGGGGAGCTGAGAGGCTCCTCTTTAAAACTCTTTCACATGAAAAAAGAATTTCACAAAAGAAGAAAAAGCATTTTGAATTGGTTGTTATATGGTTTCTTAATTGAATTTGTCGAAAACGAAATGACATTCCAAATTCAGATTATTCAGAATGATATAACAATTTGCATTCAAACAATGTATGCGGTTCCGCAAATCGGGTCTAAAGTTGAAATAAGTCAAAACAATTATCCGAATCCGGAATCAATTAAATTGTTCCTCGTAGAAGATATAATTTATTCTCCCTATGGAACGGCAAATAAATTGATCGGTAAATACATCGATTAGCCCGGAATAAAAAAACCTCTCTTGTTACGGAGAGGTTTTACCTTTTGTAGAAAGGAAACTTAATTATTAAAATTAAATTTGTTACAAATATACCAATTAAGTACTTATGGAACCAATTGATAAAATAAACAAAGTCTTAGATGATTTTGGTATTACTGGAGTAAAAGCGGCCGAAGCTATGGGAATTACCTACGCTACTTTTAAGAGCAAGAGAAACCCTAATAATGATCGTCACTCATTTAATGAAAAGAACTATACGGATCTTGTGACTTTTATCATATCACTTGCTTATAAGTTAGAAGCTGCAAACAAATAGGTTCATGTATGTTTTATTTGTTATTTTCGTACAAAATAAATAACTATGAAAAAGTACTATTTCACAATTGTTATTACTATTCTTTTACTACTTTTAGTGATTGCGACCATTTATAATTACCACCAAAATACTGTACTTGAAAGCCGAATAAACACTATTTTAAAGTATTCATGTGATATCACTTCCGAAAAGACATTTAAAGAAGACTATTATATCCAACAACAGAGCCACGATACTAATTTAATTTTACTTGTATTCGGGGTAGTATTAACTTTGACTGGATTTTTTACATATCACAATATTGTAGATAAGTTCGACTCAAAATCCTCTGAATTTAAAAAGTTACTTAAAAAACATAAAACGGAGATAAATGGTGAACTGGCCGATATAATCCTGAGTTCAGCCAAAGATGTTGCTACTTTAGCATTTTCAATGAGCGATGATTATTTTAAAAAAGGTGACAAGGTTAATTATCTTCACTACCTTCTTTTAGGAGTTGAAAAACACACTGAAGTGTCAGTTTGGGCAATTAAAAAATTTGCAAATGAGGATGGTGTAGAAGAGGTTTTAGCAAGTATCAAGGAAGTTGCTTTAAATAGATTAAAAATTGTACTACGTCGAATTGGTCCGGAATTAGAAGTAATAGGATCAACTCTTGAAAAAATAGAAGAGTCTATAGAAAACATTAGAAAGCTGGACGATCGTGAAGTCGGTAACTTATTGTCTCAGATACAAGCAAAGCTAAAAAAAAATAAGTAACTATGATGTTCTTATAGCCAGTCGTATAAAGATACTTATAGTAATTTGCTTTCTTATTTTGTTCTAATTTAGAACATTTATACACATACATCTTGTTATGTTCTGTGCTAATTTTGCTTTTCTAAATTAATCAATATGGAAGCAAATGAAAAACAAGCCGTTGAAGCGCATTTACTTAAAGCTTATGGAATGCATCCCGCTACTCCTCGTTACAAATTACTAGAGAGATTATTAAAAGAAGAATCGTTAGTGTTTCAAGAAGTGGGTTATGATGAAGCCGTTTCTTTACGAAAAGAACTTTGGTTTTTAAAATTCGAATGTGAAATGCGTTGGAATAAAATCATCGTAAATGATGAAGTATACTTTAAGTATTATGTTAATGTGATGGGGCTTACTCCCAAAAACCATGAGGAAGGAAAAATTTTTTATGACAAGGATTGGGATTATAATTAAAAAAGCAGTGTGATGACAATGGATGAAAAAAAGGAAATTACAAGGCACATTAGCAAGGCTGGAGGTTTCAGTGAAAAAACGAAAGGATACCACGCAATTCAGAGCTTGCTAATTGTGGGCGAATGGGCCTTTTATTGGTATGGTGAAGAATTCTGCTTACAAAATGCAAAATGGCTGCAATATATCGGCTTAGATGTCGAAATCAGAAGTGATTGTATTAAAGTAACTGATAAAGCAATTGAAAATTATTACGTAAACGTTATGAAACTTATTCCAGAACCTGAACTGGGATATCAGAATCTTTCTAAGAGAGATCGCAGGCTGAGTATTGGAAAAGAAGAAAGCAGCACAAGTAACTGGGCTGCAAATATCTTGGCTAATAAAAAGAATGAAAAATAATTTTTTGTAAATTTGAGTTAAACGTACTTTTTTATGTGTTACTATGTAGATCAGAAAGCAAGCCGACGTGATGTTAAGTTACGATTTAATATAGCGGTAAACAATACTGGCCAATTTTACGAAGGTGTTTTTGTTAATGGATTTGAACATCCTAATCTTCCAGTAATAACAAACGGACACCCGGGAGTAATATCTACTGATTATCACTGGGGCTTAGTTCCGAGCTGGGCAAAAAACGAAGATTTTAAAAGCAAAACTTTAAACGCCAGAATCGAAACAATAGATACTACCGCCTCATACCGAAATATAACTGAAAACCGATGTTTGATAATTGCAACAGGATATTATGAATGGCGCTGGCTCGATGAAAAAGGAAAGAAAAAAGAAAGATATCAAATCTTCTCCCAGACGGACGAAATATTTTGTTTTGCCGGATTATATGACAGCTGGGTAAATCCTGCAAATGGAGAACTTCTAAACAGTTTTACAATGGTTACGACCGAGGCAAACGAGTTGATGCAGTTTATCCATAATCATAAAAGGCGTATGCCGATCATGCTTAACCGAGAGGATGAATTAGCCTGGCTTGACACAAACAATAAAATACAAGATTTCGCTCTACCTTATCAATGTAAGTTAATTGCTTTTGAAGCAGCTTAAATAAAGATCCCTATGAATAAATATTATGAAAATTTACAGAACGAGGAACTAATCGAGTTTTTTTTAACTGATCTGAACACATTAAGCGAAATTACAGCTTATGTTTATCCAAATCATTTATATGATGATCATAGCGAAATAGATGCACATATAATTCGTTGCCAGCATATACTGCAGAACTATATATTTAGTGAATTATCTGAGTTTAATGATGAAATAACGGTAGACGAAATAGATGTTTTGGCCGCTGAGAAAGCAAAGGAAATCTTTAAGTTATGCAATAAAGAAATTGAATCTTTATTTGAAACTGGTGTTGGTAAAGTCGTGTACCTTGGAGAAAATAAGTAAAAATTAAAGATATACAGTAATATCCTTTTCGTCCGCTCGCATATCAATGCAAGCGGATTTTTTTATTTCATCATAAATTAACTGATCAACTTCAATTTCGTTTAGAGAATCATAATCAATTGGTTCCGGAGTTTCAAAGTGAAATTCTAAATAAGTTATTCCGGCACTTGCTGCAGTCATATCATCATCGATATAACATTCCGGATTATCTAATTCCGGTCCGAAATATTCTATTCCGGTTAATCCACAATTTAGCAAATTAGTTACATAGTCAACACTAACACCATTCTCGAGTGATAATTTTGCAGTTGATAATATGAGAGTATGATTTTGCATAATGTAAAGTTAGCAAAAATTAAATTAATGAGAAAGTGAATTTAGTTAAGAGGCGGCAGATTTTTGTCGCACCTTTGAGCATTTGAATGGGCTAAAACTGTGCCCACAGAAGTAAGTTTTATATTTATGTCTAGTTTATCCCACCAGTCTCTAAGTATCCTTAAATTGATACGTTTATCCCACTCTTCGATGAACCTCGTTATATTTTCATTTTTAATTACATCATCGTTACTGTACATGTGATAAACTTCTCGAAGGCGTATTTTTTGCTGGTCAGTAAGTACTATTGGAATTAAATGCCTAATTCCACCAATCATGACATCTCTTTGTAGAATTGTCGATTCTTCTATCTGCGTAATATTAGTAAGCGCTAATCTCATGTACTTTTTATTCAGTTCGTGCTCAATAAGTATCGCGGTGGGAATTCCATTATCGTGCAATATTTTAAGTGCAGTATTGTAGTCTTTAGATTCTTTTTCTATGCCGACGTCGATATATCCTGGCAAATTTTCGCTATAAAATTGTTGTATGTTTTTTAACCCACCTAAATTGTTTATTCTAACAGCATTTAATATATCTAAATGTTCAAGCCATTCATGACCTGTAGGAAGAGTAGTGTAAAATAATTTTCCAAACAAGCCATCCAATGCGTCAATACCACCGTTTATATGTCCTGTTACCGGAAAGAAATAAGATACAGAATGAAAGACAGTCATTGCAAGCAAGGCATCATCAGCAATTTCGTCCACAATCTCAACTGCACGACTAATTCCGGCTCTTGTTTTACGGTTATCACCTCTTATAAATCTATGTAAAAGTAATTCAGACAACAGATCGTAGTCGGCTTCTCTTTCTGTTGACGCTGCAGTTCTTTGAGCTTCTACCAGTAACAACTGAAAACTCGGATCAGCAAATGCCTCCAAAGCACCATCTACATCTTGCATTTTTTGCATCAAAGCATTCTCAAATTCCTTTATTCTCGTGTTAGCTAAGACCAGAGCTTCCTGTGAATATTCACTTTTTAATTGCAAAAGCTTTTCGTCACAAATTTCTCGTGCTCGCTTTTCATCAATGCCAACATTATAGACTGTTATATCATTTGCCTGAAGTTGATTTGAGTTAGGTCCCGCTTCTTGATTTTGTCTATTTAGCATGATAATCTCTACCTACCATAATTTGGTTAGCGTTTTCTTCAGCGATTTGCTTTTGAATAATTTTTGTAGTTAATTTTACTCCAATTTTATAACCTGCTGCACCACCAGCAAAAAGGCCAACAATTAGCGTTATTATCGCTGTCCCTATTCCCTCAAACATCCATTCCATATTTATTTATTTTGCAGTTAAATTATATAGTTTCTACTTTACTTACTACTGTGAGATATTTGCTAACAAATACACTTCCAAATTCTGTTAATTGGAATGTATCGTTTCTTTTAGTGTATTTTAAAAATCCAAATTCAAGCAACTTAATGATAGACTCATTAGCTTTTAAGTCATTCGGAGCAATAATGCTATGATTGTCTCGTAAATTAATTAAAATACCTTCCATATCATTGCTTAACTGTTGATGTATTTCATCAAACTTTTCAAAGACTGCATTCCATTTTGAAGTCTGATCACGCATGTGTTCATATTGACTTTGTGTTGCACTTCTGGAATTTGACATTAATTCTAATTCCTGAGAGTGAAGTTTTTCAGTTTCCTGAAGTTTTAATTGTAACTTTTCATTTATTTCTTCGGCTTTATATACCGCATCAACCACTTTTTCTAATTTACTGTCCAAAAACGCAATTCTGTTTTCGAGTGTCTTTTTATCTTTCTTAGTAAATATTTGACCTTTGTCAATTTTTGTAACGATGAAAGGTTCTATAATTTTGTAATAAAAATCAGTTAATCCTCTCGAGATACCTAATAAAATAAATGTTATCAATAAACTGAAAAAACTAATTCCTATTACATGCCAAAATTCGCCCCAAAAATATACTGTTAAAAAATAGTCCGATATAAACTTAATCTTCCATTCCATCGTTCGATTATTATCGAAACTTAATAATGCATACAGAACTACCCAATTTCTAATAATCCAAACACTGATCATTGTACCTATGAATGGATTTCTTATTTTGCTTTTATAGTTGTCGAAAAAGGAAACGATATGGTCAGTCATGATTTTCCATTTAATTAAACAAACATATCAAAAAAAAGAAACCAAAATTACTTTCAAACAAAATCAGGTATAAATACCTGTTTTTTTAATATAAATCCAATGTAAGTATTTTAATATTATGTTTGTTAAAATTTTGCATATGGAAACAATTCGATCTCAAGAAATCATAAAAGATCTTAAGAAAAATACTTCTACAGATGATATAAAAATTAAAGATAAAACCATTGAAGGTCCATTATTGTTTTTAGATGAAACTTACGACTTCAATATCACTTTTCAGAATTGCACTTTTGACTTTATATATTTCAATAAAGTAGTATGCAAAAAAAATATTGAATTTGAGTACTGCAAATTCTTAGATGATTTCTTGATAAAAGGTTTAAGTGCATGGACATTAAAATTTGAACATTCAGAATCTGAAAAAAGCATTGATTTTGATTACTGTGAGTGCTACTTCGTTAAATTTATTAAAACGGAATCAAAAAATGGCATTAACCTGAACTCCGGACAGATACAGAGAATGATTATAGATCCGATAAACGAAAAGACACACTTTACGCTTGTTGGTAAATTTTTGCTAATAAAACGTCTCTCTATTAGATCAGTGTCCGGCATTACGGTTTTTTCGAAGACATGCATAATCAACAATATAAGCCTGTCAGGATATCTCAACATAGGCTCTCGATTAGATTTTAGTAACATTCAAAGCAACAACTTGCACATATGGGACCTGAATAATGATGGCAAAATTTACATTTCTAATATTAAGCAGGGATCTGTCACAGAATTCATTAAAAAACCAATTGCAGAGTATATTGATATTTTTTCCAATTTGAACAATTATGAATATAGAGACGAAGAGATAATACACCTGAAATCTTTACCGAAGGATTCTAATATAATTGAAGTGATTGAAACGGGATATACAATTTCCGAGTTTAGAGATTTTATAGAGGAACGTTACTTGGACTTTCGCAAGTTTGAAAAAATTACGAACGCGGAATTAAAAATTAGTAACTCGTCCGTAGGTGTGCTTGAAATTAAAAACGTAAATTTCGAATTGCGATATATTTTTGACATTGAAAACTCTGACTTATCATCTATAAAATTGATTAATGCAAAAATTCCAGATCTTAACTTCGTTGATAATTTTCTTAACTATTACAATGTATATAACGATTTATATACATCTGCAAATAAACAAAATAACAATAAAGACAGAATTGATTATTACCGGATTTCACAACAATATTTACTCAGGTATTTACAACAAGAACAGTTGTTCAAGCGTGACTACGGATCAATAATTGCAATTAGGATATCTAGCATTTTTAGTAATCATGGAACAAATTGGCCTAAGGCAGTATTAGTAACAGTAATAATTAGCTTTCTGTGTTTTTGCTTATTTGTGGGAAGTATTCAAGAAATTTATCTAAACCTAACTGGTACTGGGATTAATTACTTCTTTACAAACATACTACTCTACTTTCCTCAGTTTTTAAATCCACTACATAAAATTGAATTTATGAAGGATATTGGTAAGCTTGGCGCATGGTCTGGTCTTATTGATTTATTGACCAAAATAATAATAAGTGCGGGTATTTTTGATATAATAAGATCCTTTAGAAAACATGTTCGCCAATAATCCAACTAAAAATAAAAAATACCTTGCACATAGTGTTTATGTGGGTTTCCGTAATATATGGTCTTTTCGTTCTAAAAAAGGTGTTGTTTATTAACCGAATGATATAACTTTTACTTATATTTGTGCTTTGAAAATTGTTATCATTTTTCAATATTAATGGATTAAAAAAAAGAAAACCGATAGTTAGAGCTATCGGAGTTCAGTTTTAAAATCTTACAGAAGAGGTAAGATTACGTTAATAAATTCGACAATTTTCTTCAAAGCTTGGAACAGTGAAGCAATAATGTCAACTTTTTCCCTGAGGGATTTTTTCGGCTTTTTGGATTTAGCCATAATAAACAAGAATTAATTAAGGGACTAAATAACAGTAGTCCAATCTGTTTTAACCTAACAATTTGATTTTCATAATTATAATTGTTTTTTTTAGGTTATTCAGGTCAAACAGAATTTAATTCAAGGAACGTATTAAAAGCTCTATTTGCAATAACTTGCGGGTAGGGCTTTTTTAGTATGATGTAAAATTATGCTTTATAATTTTAAAAAGAAAGCCAATCTTTTTAACATTTTATATGCGTTGTTAACAATAGGTAAAAAATTACTGCTACCAATTTGTATTATATTTTAATCGAAAGCCTTATTTTACTGGTTTAATCTGTAATGGTAATGAAAATATTACATTCTCTTTTTTGCTAAAATGACAACAAAACAATAACAAAAATGTTATCCAAAAACACGTTATAATATGGTTTACATGACCGCGAAGTAAAAAGCCACTCAGTGAGTGGCTTTTTAAAACAATTCAAATTGCTGAGGGCTTTTATTGATAAGAACCTCAAACTTTGCCGGAGCGGCTTCATAATATCTGTTCATGTATTTAATTGCATCAGCAGATAACTTTTTAAAGTCAAGCAGATATGATTTAAATTTCAATACTGGAAAACCGTTTTCGTCGTGAACTATGCTCGATTTTCGACTGTATGTACTATTCGGATTTAGCAACATTTTCCTTTACTTCTTGAGCCATGACAGGCGATAATACTTCCCAACACTCTGGACAAAACTTTTCGCCACCATCATCTTCTTCCATTTCTTCGAGATCGAATTTTTGAGAGCAGCCGATGCATTCCTGAATGTCAATACCCGGCTCCCAGAAAGAAAGCTTACCTTTTACATTTAGAATAGGTTTTTCATAAAGGACCGGATTAGCAAGTACCCAATTCCAGATTGGTTTTGTTTTATACATCGGATCACCTTCTAGTGTTTTTCCGATTACTTCGGTTTGCTCAGCCCATATTGATGGATGGTTTATTACACAATCGATGATTTCCACTTCTCCGATTATGGCAGCAAATGGCATGACTCCGTCAAAAGCGGTTTTCAAAACTGGCATAGCTAATTTTGTTTGTTCATCAGTCAATGCGATATCAAACTTTTTAGGAGCTGATACGTGAATATAAATTTTACCACGAAAATGAGTTCTCCAGATTCTATTTTCTATGTCTTTAATTCCATGAGCAATTAAACTGGCCCAAGGTTGTTTTATTGATAGTGCTTTCACTTTTTTTCAGTATTAAATGTTATGTGTACTTTTCTAATATCAGATGGAATAAAATAACCTTGCTCCTTTAGCATTTCACCTGTTATTACAAGATTATGATGAGCGCATCCGTCTACTTTAATTGCCACTACTTTTTTATTTTGTTTCATAATTTTAATTTGATCTGCATCAATAATATTCAATCGGGTATTGACATCCATCTTATAACTTCAATGTCTAAATCAAATCCCTGATTATCATACCAACATTCAAATGCAGATCCATCCATATAACCACTACAAAAAAAGGCTATATGATGCTTTCCGTTTTCATCCTCAACTAATACTTTCTCACTACTTTCACCATCCCAATCACCTTTTAAGTATGTTAATGGTTTATGATCACTTGTGTATATCCAATTCATAATAATTCTAATTGATTAGGGTTGACAATTCCTTTTGAAGTTTCTTTTCGTTCTGTGGAGATTTCGAATAAACCATTCTTTACTCGCTTTAGCAGCTTTGACTTTACCATCCGACTGAGCACCTCACCTACATACTTTTGAGCGTTCAAAAAGTAGTAGTGACCAATTAGTTCAATAGCCTGCTTTTTGGTTATCTGGTTATCGTTCTTTACAGCAAAATCAAGAATCTGCTTTTGCTTTAGTGACGGTTTCATAACTAAGCGATTTTATTAATTAATTCGATTGGATTTAAACCTTCTCGTTCTGCCAGATTGTAAATTGTCATAGCCTGATTGCAGGTTTTGGTTAGGCCGGTTCTGAATTGAATTTCCCATAGTAAGCCAAATAGCTGAGCCTGCTCGAGATCAATATTTTCAACATCAATGTTTCCGGGAATAATCTCCCAGCACCAAAAATCGATATCCTCTTTATTTTCGTCGTCATTGTTTGGTTTAACAACCACTTCAAAATAGTTTTCAACCTCATCCCAATTTAACCATGCTATATAATGTGGTGTATCACCATCTGATTCAAAACCACTTTTAAAAGGTTTTGAGACTTGCTCAGGTTTAAACTGATCAATAACTGCCTGAGAGCAGAAATAATAATTTGCGTTCATAATTCTAATTTTAATTGATTCGTTAAATATGATTCTGAGCATTTTTCACAAAGACACTCAACCCTATCGTGATATTTACCTTCTGGTATTATTCTGCTCATGCAGCCCTCCGACCATCGAAAATCGACTTTGCAGTTAATACACTTATAATATTTTAAATCTGCTTTAATTACCGGAACTGGATTTCTGAAAACGACTTTCATAATACAGTCTTTTAGGGTTATTTTTCTTGGCAATCTCGATAATCGCCAATGCAGATTCAACAGCTACAAGTAACATTTTAGTAATTTTTGCCATTGGACTAATGTGAATTTGACTTTCAATAATTGCAATTTGAACTGCGCTCATCGCCATCAAAATGGCTAGTAATGGAAGGTGAGATTTTTTCGCTTTTGTCCTTCTTAACTTTTGTGGAGATTTGTTCTTGTGAACCTGGTAATAGTTAAGTCGCTTCATAATTAATCCTCCTCCAATACTTTTAATTTCTCTTGCAGCTGTTCAATCTTAGAAGTGTTTTCGGAGATCGTTTCATTGGCACTGGAAATAGAATCTTTGGCTTGATCGATTTCATCCTGCATATCTTCAATGTCCTGTTCGATCTCAATTATATTTTGCTCTTTTTCTCCACAATCGGAACAAATCACTGTTCGTGGAAACCACTTTTCAGAAGCGGTACCGTCATTATTATCAAACCAACCGTCGCATTTTTGGCAAGGGGTTGGCATTTCCATTTCATCAAAATCTTCTTCTGTTTCAAAGTCTTCATTATAATTCATGATCTATCTTTTAAGAGTTAATTTTTCCTTGCTCAACTACATACAATGCAATTGCAATTATTATGATGAATCCGATAATAATCCGGATCCATTCTTTTACTGTGATTCCTAAAATTGTTTTCATATGTTGTTTTTTGGATTAATAAAAAACCGCCCTAATTGGGCGGTTAATGTGGTTTAGTTAATAAGTGTTGGCATGAGCAACATAAAGAGGCTTTCTTCCTCCGTTTCACCATCTGCCGGCGTCATAATTGCCGGTCGACTTGGAAGTGAAAATTCAAAGTTGACTTCCTCCGAAGTAACATTGCTGATGATATCGGAAAGATATCTGGCATTAAAACCAATCCTGGTATTTTCGCCAATGTAATTGCAGGCCAATCTTTCGTTTGCTTTGTTTGAGTAGTCAACATCTTCAGCGGTTAAATGGATCTCGTTTCCTGAGAAATCTAAAACCAGCTGCTTTGTTGTCTTGTTGGAGAAAATCGAGACGCACTTTACCGAGTTGTACAAAGTATTTCTATTGATCACTGCTTTGTTTGGATTTTCTTTCGGAATAACACCGGCGTAGTTTGGGTACTTCCCGTCCACCAATCTACAAATGACAATAAAATCGGTGAAAGCAAATATTGCGTTGGTCTGGTTAAATGAAAGTGCAACGTCGGTATCTAAAGTTGCTAGAATTCCTTTCAGTACGTTTAAGGGCTTTTTTGGAACAATCAATTCGACAGGCTCAGGCGTGGTTATATCTTTTCGAGTGTACCTTACCAGTTTATGTGCATCTGTTGCCACAAAATTTAATCCGGATTCAGAGAACTGGAATAATACTCCCATCATTACCGGACGTAGGTCATCTGTTCCGGTGGCGAAAACAGTTTTAGTGATCGCTTTACTCAGGATTTTAGAATTAATATTTACTGATTGAGCATCCTCAAATAAAACAGCTGTAGGATATTCTTTCGCCGAAGAATAAGCAATTGAATAAATTCCGGATGATGATGTGATATCCATTGTACTGTTTTCTAATACGGCAAACTCAAGTGGCTGCTCTGGGAAAGCTTTTAGAATATCAATTAGCATTCTTGCGTGAATAGCAATAGATCCTTTATCGGGAGACGTAATTTCCAGTGTCGAACTAATTGTTGTCTCCAAATCGGTTGCCGTGATTTTTAGCAAATTCTCACTGATCTCAAATAAGAAGTTGTCCAGGATTGGGAGAGTATTTGACGAATTGATTACGCCGTTTAAAATCAATAGTTTTTCGAGTAAATTTTTACTATTTAATATTAGTTTCATGTTTTTTTATTTAATGATTACGCTGCGTGATTTCGCAGATTTTTTAAAGTGGAATCCGCTTCTTTAAGTTGCTTTTGTTTTTCAACCAATCTCGAGATCTTGCCCATATTTTTCTTTAGTGTGTCAATTATTTGCTGGTGATATTCCGTCGGCTTATTATCAAATCCGCGGCATTGAATAATGGAGTACGTAGCAAGTGAAATCTCAATTGTTTCGAGGCGCTTACCATCAATCCGAGCAGACATTAATAAAATTCCAGACTTCTTATGATAGTTATTAGTATGAACACAATGCTTTAAAACTTTGCCTTCTTCTTTTACATCAGCATCTTCTAACAATGGCACTATCTGTATTTTTCCGTGTTTTAATGCAAAATCTTTAAATACCTCTGATTTAATGTTTTTAAGAGCAACTTCAGCTTCGGCACGCAGTCTTTCGTTTTCCTGTCTTTTTATTTCTCTTTCCGCATTCTGTTTATCAATAACTTTCTGCTTTTTGGCTACATATTCGTTATGTGCTTTTTTGAGGTTTTGAGGTAGGATCATTTTTGGGTTCCGGATATCCTTTTTAAAGTATTTCAAAAGCTCAAGGTAATCGTACCAGATTCCGGCATCATTAAGTTTATACTTATGACGTAATAAAATCTTGATTTGTGGCCAGTACAAGTTATATCGCTCATCTTTGTGTACTGCATAGAATAACAGTTCTTTTTGCTTCGCTTTTAACAACGTTTCAACTTTGGGACTGTATTCAAGCCTTTTCAAAAGATATCTGTAATCGCAATTATGAAAATCTTTTCCCAGACCATATTTTTTGAATCTTGGTAGAAATTCTGCATCAGGACAATTAAAATTAGATGCAAATCGATCGTATTCGCTTTGTCCATAGCGAGGATTATTATAACGAACTTCATAATCTGAAGAACTAAAACCATCACCGGTCCAAGTTGTATTTCGACCAATTACCACTTTCTTGTTCTTATCATAATCGGTCCATTCTTCAAATAAACTTCTGAAATTGTATGTTGGTTTTTTGTCCTTATACATGATTTTCCAGCATGAAAAATATCTCACTACCTGAAATCTGTCTACAACCTGCACAACTGAATAACTAAGGATTCTAATAAACTGACCGTTATGAATTTCTAGTTTTTTGACTTTCTTTTTACATGAGGGACAAGCGGTAGAAGAAAAACTTTTACCTACATCAGGTTTCCAAGTATGGTTGCACTCTAAACAAATAAGATTTTTGTAATGTGTGGTGTAATAAAAATCGTGCTTAGAGATAACAAAAGGTTCGTGTTCTACTGGTTTGGAAAGTTTTCGATGAAGATTCCAAACTTCTACTTGCAATCTGGTTTTTGGTTTCATAATTAAAATAATTCAGATTGAACAACACTACTGGATTCCGCTTTCTTATGAGAAACTTTCTTTTTAAGACGGTCTTTTTCTTCGGAAATAACACGTTCCAGAGCAATCTTTTTAGCTTCTTCGATATCAATTGGAGTAAGTTCTACACTATGATTAACAACTACTTTTGCTGCAATCGGCTTTATGTTCTTGATATCATCTTCATCATAATAGTGAACAGCCCAGCCGAAAACTTCATCATCAGTATATCCTGCTGCTCCCCCTTTTTTTGCACATTGCATTACATAATCACAACATTCTTTAAGATTTTTGTTTTCCTTTTGATACGTTACGGCAAACAATTCATCTTCGGCTGCCCTTTTATCTAAGTAATTTTTAATAGTGTCTTTAAAAGCGTTTGATGGTTTCATATTTTTATGTTTTAATAGTTATTGCTTAGCGTTACTTAGCATTCTCTGAACACTATATTTTTCTTTAATTTTCTCAATGTTGGTTCCTGGCTTAACTTGAATTACCGTCTTTTCGTTAATTCGTAGAGTAATAATTCCGACTGTAGTAGGCTTAATAACCGGAGAAGTAACATTTTTAGCCGTGGTATTTTCTTTTAACTTGGCTGTAATAATATAATCCCGGCAATATCTGTTATACTTTGTCTGCTCTAATTTGGAATAGGAACAGCCTCTCCGAAGCTCAAAGTTGCTATCATCAATATTGAGGGGATTGCAATCTTTATAATGAATTCGCATTCCTGGTTCAATTTGTCCATGTAATTGCGCATATCGATGTCTGGGATATGGGGTTAAGATCCCATCAACTTTAATCATGTATGTTGGACGACCATTTCTTACTGTAATGGTCAATCCTTCTTCAGGAATTTTCTTTTGCTCCCAGCGCTTGTAATTTGCTCTTGAATAAGTTCCTTGCTTTTTATGATTGCCAATTATTAATAACTTTTCTTCAGCTGTACGTTTGATCCCTAAAAGCTTCATCTTCTTTTCAACATTCTTTTTTGTGACCGGTCGCCTTTTGGTAGAAAGTTTTTTGGCTATTTCAATATTGCCTTTCGACTGGTAATGTTTTAATAAATAATCCGTTTCCGTTTGTTTCCATCGAAAACAATTTGTTTTCTTCATCCCATTCGAATACATGAAGTTTCGTAATGTTGTTTTGCCTAATTGATAATCGAAATTCTCAATCAAATGCGTTAGAAGTTGATCATTAGTTAATGTTCTCCATTTCAGTCGGACTTCTTTTTTGATTGCAATTGGCAATTGGTTTACTCTTTTCATATTGCATCAGTTTAAAGTTTTTAGCTAGCAGAATTGCTTCCATGTTTTTTAAAGTAGTAGATTTTATTTCCGTTTGGCAGCTCTTTAACTTCTGTCGGTTTTTGGTCAAAAGACAGAAACTCTAAAAGTTTTTCGTAAGCGTTTATCTCGCTTACTCCTTTCATTTCAATTTCCGTTTTATTTGGAATGAAGAAAGTTGTTTTGGCAACCCAAATACTTTTTACGATTTTTTCAGTTTCTATCTTTTCGATATTGATATTTTGTAGATCCATGTGATAGGTTTTCAATGTTATTTAGATGTTAGTTAGCCAATAAAAAAGCCCTCGATAGAGAGCTGTAAAATGTTTATGATGTAATTGCTTAAATCCTTCCGAATATTAGCATAAAGGCGTCGCGTTGTTCCTGATTGGTTTGTCCTGTATAGCCTGTAATTTGCTTAAAGTAACTGTTAGTGATTTTACTTGCTGTTGGCTTAATTTTATAATGAGTGATTTTCAAATATTCACACATTTCAACAATCTTTTTGGCCGTTTCAAAGTTTGCACCTGTGTATGATCCAATCTTCGCATTAAAAGCAGCTGATTGATCATTTTTACGATGCCAATTAGATTTATTCAAGAAACCACATTCGACAAATACTTCTAAATCTGGATACTTTTTTTTCATTTCTACGAAGTAATCAAAAAGTTGAAAGAAAGTCAGGTTATCAAGCTGCAGTTGATTCCCACTTAAAAAAGCTACTCCGGATTTATCAACATCTGGATCTATACCAATTAAATGTTTTTCCTTTTTCTTGATCATGGTTTCAGGCTGTTTGCTTTTGGAATGGATCCGGGACATTCTTCTGAAAGCTTTTTTATAGCAGAAATTAGAGCAGTGTCTATACCTGTAAAAGGCCTTAGCAATATGCCGACATCGCTTAATGCGACTGGCATTTGGTTTTCAAGATGTTTGATTCCTAAGTCTGTGATTTGGTCTTTTATAGCGACCAGCTTTAATAATATTTCGGTGCTTTCCATTTTAAATTGTTCTAAAGTTGATTTTGCTTTGCTTGGTATCTTCGACGACTGTAACATCTTGAAGTAATTGATCAATTGTAAATTCCCTTATTTTTTCTAAGCGATTTTGAATTTTAGTGATTTCCTGAAGGAGTTTTGGCAAGGAATCATTCGGACACAAGGGAACATAATCTTTGAAGTTTTTCAGCTGAATTTCTAAGTGATTCCGCTGGCGTATGTGGTTCATTTTCGAAAAGATTTCCCTTTAAATTCAACAACGTTGAACATTTCAAACATTCTATCGTCAACACGTGCACCGTACTTTTCTCCAAACTCTGCCAGAGCCATTTCAATATCCCCTTGATATCCTTCTTTGAAATTGCAGGTAATGTGAGTTTTTACTTTTCGATTGTAACGCTCCTCGATAATTTCTTTGAACAGATTTGCTTTTCCGTAATTTGACGCGATTCTTTCCGTCTTAACATCATCAAAATAGCGAGTTCCTTTGTACATCAAGTTTTCAAAATCTGTTTTATCAGTCTCGGAAGAGCATTTTTCAAACATTCCAACAACTTCATTTGCAGAAAAACCACGGAAACCAATTCCAGAAATGCCTCTGAAGATTTCCTCAAAAACTTTCATTGTGGAGGTTTTACCATTCCCAAACGGACCTATAATCAAAAGGCCCTTGTCAAAACTTGGATCGGTAATATTTGATAAATTTTTACACTGGAAGAATCTTTCATCTTTGGCGAAATAATAGATCAGAGGTTCTAAGTTTTCAATTGTAACATTTGGAACAATCTGCAGTTTCTTCCCGTGTATCTGTCGAAATTTGATCTTAAATAGTTTGTAAAGTTGAAGTGCTGTAATTTCAAAAACCTTTTTTTCTTTTGGCTTGTAAATTTTTTCAAAGTAATCAGCGGTTTTTAAAATGGTTTCTTCCGGTGAATAATTTCTTTTTGCCTCGTAAATTTCAATTTGCATTTTCTCAAAATCTGTCAAATGATCAAGAGGTTTACTTTTCAAATAATTGTATTTGTGCGGTCCAATGGGTGTAACACCAATGTTACCTATTCCGTTCGATTGTGATTGATTGTTTTCCATTGTTGATTACTTTTTTAGATTTTAAAATTTCACCTGGAAGCCATCTTGAAAAATGGCCGGCATAATCTTGTTTATAATTTTTGTTGTCGAACTCGGAAATTAATTTGGTGTTAAAAATCTCTATCCAATTTTCTATTTCATCCGGGCGGATTTTATTTTGTATTGCAATTGTTTCTAACCAACTTGGACTTTCTAAAAGCTCTTTTCCAAAAATTTCATTTTGTGTAAATTCTTTTAAAGGTTTTATAAGGTTTATATTGTTTTCTTGTTTTATTATACTCACCGTGCTTTCGCATGTGCTTTGTAAGGTGCTTTGATATGTGCTTTGTAATTTTCTTTCAAAGCGTTCTTCGTTATTTTCGGTTGCTTTGATAGGTGCTTTGACATGTGCTTTGCTATTTTCTTTCAAAGCAATTATATTGGCTGAATACTGATTTTTACTATATTCCACTACTTCAAAAAAACCAAACTGAACCAAATCATCAAAGGTTTTTTTATAAACTGAATAGCTTTTAATTCCAACATAATCTAAAACCATCGAGGTTGGAAAGCCAAACTTTTCTTTCCAACCTAAACGATTACAGTGTTCAACAGCATAGGCATACACAGCACAATGGTTTGGCTTTATACTTTCAGGATTTTTAAAAGCAAAATCCCAAAAATCACGCATGAGCTTGAAGTAATCTAGTTTATCATCAGCCATGTTTTCTATTTTATGAATGGTACATTCGTTAATTGTCGTCCATTATTCCAGATTGAGAATAAGCCTTCCTCAGTTTGTTTTATTTGCATTGTCTCTATTTTACCGAAGAAATTTATATTTCCTCCCATGTCAACAAACCAGCCTATTTTCTTTGTTCCATCTGGGTAGGTAAAGATTCTCATTACGCGGCCAACAATTTGATAATATAAAGAAAGAGACATTGTTGATCGTGCCATAAGGACTGCTTCAAGTGCCGGATAATCAAATCCAGTTGTTAAAACTCCAACGTTAATAAGGCATTTAATAACACCTTTTTTGAACTGACTCAGAATCCTTTCCCTTTCCTCCTTTTTAGTTTCTCCGGTTAAAATTGCTGATCCTGGTATTCGTTTTTGAACTGCTTTAGCTTCTTCGATTAAAGAGCAGAAAATCAATATATTTTTTCTTTTACTTAAAATCGTTGTTGCTGTTTTTACTATTCTCGACGGCATGTCGATCGATTTATAATATCTTCGTAAAGAAGTTTGTGTAAAGTCGGTTCCTGAGCTGTTAAGTTCTAATTTACTTCGGTCAATAACATCAAAATTGTAGTACTCCAGTTGAGCCAAAAAGCCGGCATTAAACAAAACATCATTTTGCACGTAGTAAAGAACCCTGTTAAATATTCTTGGAATACTACGCGTTAAAAAGGTTAATTGCGGACCGGTTGAAACCTGCTCCAATCTGTAAGGCGTAGCAGTCAACCCCAAAACTTTAGCATTTGGAAAAGCTTTTATAAACTCATTGTACATGCCGGCATCCGAGTTAACAAGGTGACATTCATCAATCAGGATGTTTTCAAGTCCTTTGAACAAATGTTTCTTATTTATCACGCTGCCAATCGTACAGAAAGTAACTTTGTCGATTCTTTTTTCTCCTGCAGAGGCACTATAAATTGATGCTTTCCCATAGTTTGAGAACTTTTCATAGTTCTGTTCCAGAATTTCCTTTGAAGGCTGGAGAACAATTGTTTTGCCCTCCAGCGGTTCCAATATTTTAGCAATGACAACAGATTTTCCGGATCCAGTAGGAAGTATTACCAAAGCATTATCTGTTGAATTGCCTTTTAGAAATTCAACAGATAAATTAATGGATTCACTTTGATACGGTCGTAACTGAAATGCCATTGTTAAACTTTGGCATTATCAAAAGCAGCATCTTCCTCAGCAAACGTCATGTGCTGCTGATTTGGATCATCCTGAGGAGCTGTCTTACCGTTCATATATAATTCAACCTCATCAATGGCATCTTGTACTTTTTCTTTCAGTTCACTTATGTACAAATAAGCGCTTGAGTATTTAATTTTTGGTGAATCAAACTTCACAATGCCGTTTGTTACTTCTTTCCAACCGGAAAGAATAACTGATCTGTTTTCTTCAACTCCTGATATTTTGAAACCTGTGACATGATACTTTTCGGTTTCAATTTCAGATTCTAATTCTGCGAGTTGTGTTGTATTGGTGTTCCCGGTGTAAGCATCATCAAGATGTGCAAAAAAGACATCCAGTTGATCGAACTTTATCTGCAAATCATCGTGAACAATATGCGCTCCTTTTCGATTAAGTGTATCTCCTTTTGTTGGACCTTTTAACAGCTCATAAGAGTATGCACATAATGCATCACTTATCGAAGCACCCTTAATTTCAACTTCTTTTTCTGAAATCTTTTCTAATGCTGCAGTAAACTTGTCCGAGTTAATTGTGATTGTTTTGGCCATGATATTTTTTTATTCATTAATTATTAAAAAGAATTCTTTGTATTTTCCTTCCTTGTATTCCGACTGAACAGGCACATTCCATATGTCTTTGAGATCTTTAATTCGCCTGCGTAAATCACCAACTTTGTAATTCAACAATGCTTTTGTCGTTGTCAAGCGTTCGCCTCTTAAAAGTGCTTCATAGACGATTCTGCATTGATTAGAAAATTGTTCTTTGTTCCGTTCAAAATGTTCCTGGTTACTGATCTTATTTTCGATGTGAAATAGATCATCAAATTTGATTTCTTGCTGGTTCATAAATAGTGTTCATTATTTTTAACCTGAATTTCTATCTCTCTGAGGTAAACAGTGTCTTTAGGTTCCGGAAGATAGATTCCTGCATGTTTACTCGAATAATCTCTAAATCGATCAATTGCCAATGTCAATTCATCTTTAGTAATGTTCGCCAAGCTTTTATATTCAGTACGAACTTCCGACGTAATCCTGTTCACAAATTCATATTCGAAAATCGCAGGGTTCACAAGTTTTTTAAAGTACTCAAGCTTTATATATTCTAATTGTTCACCATATTCTAAAGCAAACCAAGACATAATTAAATGAGCATACTTAAGCTGCGGATAGGTTTTAGGAACTTTCTTTGCCGACAATTCAAACACTTTATTATACTCTACAAAGTATTTAAGCTTTTCGGCAGCTCTTTGAACATCTATCGGTTTTGCTGGATTGTAGAGCATAATTAATTAGTTTTAAAATGGTGTTTTATGAAAATCAATATGCAATCCTTTAACAGCTGCTGTTACATTTTTTCCTGTCAGGTCATAAACTTCCTTCACAAACTGTTTTTCATTTGAGTTACTATCTGACAAGTGAATCAAAACAATATTATTGACGGCGGTTAAATCATTTGCGGCCAACATGTCTTTGCAATTATCTAATGAAAAGTGAGATCTTATAATTCTATTTCTCAAAAACTCTTTTCCACTATCAGCGCCGAACTTTCGATCAATAATTTCTTTTGAGAAATTAGCCTCGATAATGATGTTGTTAAGTCCCGGAAAAGTATACTTGCAATAATTTGTGTCAGTAAGAAAAAGTGTCTTTCCGCAATCCGGATGATCAATTAGAAATCCTAACGGTTCCGCTGCGTCATGTTGAACATCAAAAGCCATGATTTTAAAATTTCCAATTCTGAAATTTTGTTTTGATTCAATTTCATTCTGCTTATGGCTTTTAATCGAAGTGCCAGTTTTAGCGAACGTGCCATTGGAAGCATAGACATCTATTCCCAATTTCATCACATCATTAATTGATTTCGCGTGATCATTGTGTTCATGAGTAACAAGGCATCCAACAACCTTTGAAAAATCAAAATTTAAAGCTTTTTTGATATCCATGATGTTGACACCACACTCAATAAGCAACGCTTCATTCCCGTTGTCGAGAATGTAAGCGTTACCAATACTACCTGTCGAGATAACTTTTAATTTCATTAGAAATTAGGTTGATTACCGGTATCATCTAAACTCATAGCTTGCTGAGAGTTTTGCTCTGGAGAACAGTTCTCACTTGTGACTACCGATATTTCTAAAACCTTATCGTCAACAAGTTCAGCATCGTCAAATTCTAATGATTCAGAATTCGCATTTGCATCAATCTGATTCTGGATTATAGAATCATTCATTTCATTTTCTTTCTGCAGAATTGCCAAATAGTTATCATCAATCTTTTTACTGTCAATTGTGATAGCATTGTAAGCATTTCTCGAAATTGTTTTAATGGCCATTTCTTCAAACCATCCTTCAACTTCTTCTGTTCCTGCTTTTTGTCCATTTTTCCAAACATCCTTTTTCCCGCCCCAAAACTCGGCAGATGCATATTTTGGTTTTCTTTTTTCAATGTCCTTTAAAGAGAACACCTTGATTTTATTTTTCTCAGGAGTATCTTTAAATTCATGGTACCAGAATCCTCCAACAACAGTTCCTCGATCAAAATCATTTGTTATTTCTAAAGTGTACGTTTCAACAGGATTGTTTAGATCTTTCTTATATTGCTTAAACTTATCAGTTGAGTAAACTAATTCGCAAACAACATCTGTTGGAACTTCTAATCCGTATTTTTTAGCCTTGATTTCCATACCACGATAACCAATCAAAAATCCCATATCAAACTTATTGTTTGCCGTGTTTTTATATGGGACAATGCTAATATGATTTGGCTGTGTAGGATCCAATTCAACACTTGAATAAGCGATAACATCAACGGCAAGCTTTGCCATATTAACATTTTCCCAAGTGAACGGTAAAAGATCACGACTGTGTTCCGGCTTAGCTAATCTCTTTTTCTCATTGTCTTTTAAAGTTTGATCAACTTTTATGAAGTAGTTTTGACAGAGTTTCTTTTGAAATGGTGTCAGCGTAACAGCTCCGTTGTTTGAGGAAAACTCTTTTAAAACTGCATTTGTAAATCTTTCACTTTGGGACGGTTGCACATTTGCAACGTTTGCATTAGTAGTTTGTGCAGGGGTGTTTTCTGTGTTCATTTTTATTTTAGTGTTTTAATTAATGGTTTTGTGTTTTTACACTTTGGGTATCTCTGACATCCTAAAAACTTTTCATCAGTCTTAGAATTAGTTCTAATTTTCATTTGACTTCCACAAGAACATTTGTTTTCCTCCTTTTTCTTTTTTTCTTCTTCTTTATATTCTTTGTGTGTCCTCATGTCAAGGTTGAAAATATTGCCCATTTCAGCTACAATCTTCTGACATGATTTGCAGTCAATATGCCGGAATTCTTTAGTTTCCTCAATGTGATAATGCCCACAAGGAATCCCTTTTATATGTGTAAACACATGTCTTAAATTTCCTTTGTGACTTTTGACATCATGCCAATATTCGGCGCTATCTGACATACTCATTATATTTCTATTAAAAGTTGATTACTTTGGATTTTGGAACACTTTACGAACCTTAATTCGAAAGCTTCAGTTTGAATTTCTTTTCCGGTGTTTTGGTTATGCGGACAATTGGCCGTACAGTCAAAACTTCCTATTTTAACTCCGACGTTTTCTTTACAGTTTTCTATAAGGTTTCCGTCGGAGTCTCTTTTGACTTTTACGCCAGTCATTATGCAACTCGCAAAGTTTCGTCTTGCTCACTAACAACCAGCCTGATTAATTGGCTATCGGTGCTTAAAATGCTGTGTATTGATTCAGCGCCATCAATAAAAATTGGAGCAGAAACTTGGTAGAACTGGCAAAGAGTTGAGATAATGTCGATACCGGCATTAATCTTAGATGCTGTATTTGCGTCGGAGAAAGGAACACCATTTACCATGATTTCACATGCAGGAGATTCTCCTCCGTTAACTTGATCCTCAAACATTTTGAATTTTACAATTCTGAATTTTGAATTGACATTGTTTTCAATTGCTGACATTTTATCTTTTTCAAAACGTTCAATTAAGAATTGAGTTTTTTCAACTCCGGCAATCTCCTGAGCCAATCTTGTTTCTTCATCAGTAAGTTGTTTGATTCTTTCATCAACAGCCAATATTTGACCTTCGTTTCTTAATTTGACTTTGATTGCTTCAATTTCTTCAGACAATGTTTTTTTATCTGCTTTTAGTTGTTCATCATCAACTTTTGGCTCTTCTTTAATAATTGCTTCAACTTTTAGAAGTTCGGCCTTCTTAGCATTATAATCAGCGTTTGCAAGAAGAAGTTGGTTGTAAACTGCTTCAACATCAACCGGTGCAGCATTATTTTTTTTGGCGTTTTCAGCGTCAATTTTTGTTTGTAAGTCGGCTATCTCCTGTTTCAGTGCATTAATTATAGTTTGACCATTTTCAACTCTTTCTTTTAAAGTTTTAAGCTCAGATTCTAAGTTTTCTTTTTCAGTTTTTAATAAACCACCTTGACGGTTTATTTCAGCTAGATTAGCGGCTTTTTTACTTTTAAAGTTGGTTAACATTTCAGATTTTTTGACTTCAACGTCGGACTCTTCAAATGCACGTTGACATGTTGGGCAACAAAAAGAATCCTGATCAAACGCCAGTTCTTTTGCATTTTCAGCGGTCCATTCTTCGCGCTTAGCTTGCATTTGACCGTCTAACGATTTGATGTCAGACTCTTTTCCTTCAACCAGACCTTTTAATGTTTTTAAACTATTTTCCGCAGTCGTCAAATCCCCCTTTTTATTGAGAAGTCCGGTATTGTAAGCGTCTAATTCAGAAGTGTCTATTTTACGAGAAGCATTTGCTTTAGTTCTTGTTTCACCTTCGATACTTGAAATTTCTGATCTTAGATTTGATGCTGTGCGTTTGGCCTCCTCATTACTTTTTAAAATAGAATCCAATCCTGCAGATTTATTTAGGATCGCTTCATCAATAGCCAATACTTGTGATTCCTTGGCACCAAGCAGATTTTTAAGATTCTTAAAATCGAAAGCTTCCGGTTTTGTTTTGGAAACTTCATCAATTCGAGTTGGAATTGCTTTGAGATCATCTTTAGATTTTTTTACACTTGCTTTAATCTGGCTTAGATATTCAGCCATCGTTTTATCTTGTGTCAGGTTTGCTAATAAAGCTTGATATTCCGGATTTCCTTCGGCAATCTGAGCATCGGTAAATTCACCGGCCATTTGAGTAATTATGCTTCGGCGTTCTGGCCACTTCATTGAGTTAAGCGCGAAAGGGTTTGTAATTAGTTTGAAAATTGTTTCATCCATAATTCCGCTAACTTTGGCCTGAAAATCTCTTTGGTTCATTGGAACTTCATTCCAGTAGTACAATGTTTCATTACCTGTATATTCGGCAATCTCTGAACCTTTTTTCTTTGACCACTTTTCTTTGTAGATCTTCTTTAATGTGATATGATCTCCGTTTACTTCAAAGAATCCCTCAACTTCGTGATCTTGTCGATTCAAAGAAGTATCAACTGTATTTTTAATACTGAAGTCTTTTTTCTCCTCAGCATTTTTGCCGAAAAGCAGCCAAAGAAAAGCATCATAAATTGTAGACTTTCCGGTACCATTAGCGCCAAAAATATCTGTATTGTGCTCAAATGATAGCGTTAATTTTGAAATTCCTTTAAAGTTTGTGAGGTTTAAACCTTTGATTTCTATATTTTTCATTTTGTTTGAATTTGAATTAGATTAAATATTGTTACAGACAATGGACCAGGTAAAAGCACCTATCACGAATCCAATTGTAAAAGCGATTACGAACGCAATCATAAATAGATTAAACATTCTCATAGATCTTTCTGTATCGAAGTCCATAGCTTAGCAATTAAAAGGTGGATAATCGTGATTTTGATGATCTTCAAACATTTCATCAAATTGTGGAACTTGGAATTTCCAAGCCAGAGCAAGTATTTCTTCTGATTCTTCTGCATCTGAAATAGAATCTGCAAATGCTTTTTTCAAACACTTGCCTAAAAGGAGTTTTGTTTTGTCATTCGACAACTTAGTTTTTTCGAATTTTTGTACTAAATTTGCTCTCATAGTAAATAGAATTAGGATTTGGACGTCCAATTTGTTTATTAAATTATCATCACTTGTAGAGATTAGATCAGGGGATTCAATCTCTTTGATTAGTAAAGCCACTGTCGATAGTGGCTTTACTTTTTAAGGTAATCCGGTTTCGTGCCCCGTTTACCGCTTGCTATTAAGTCTTTATATTTATTGACTTTTTGAGTTCTTGTTTCTTTCGGCGCTGATTTAGGAGCATCAATTTTACTTTCGACACTCCCAACCATGCCCAGACTTTTGAAAATTTCATTCGCCTGTTCTAAATGCCCCCGCAGACATTTGTATGTTTCCAATGGAATTGTAATTGTTTTTACTGCCATCTGTTTATTTTTTTAGAAATCCAGTTAATTAAGTTTATCAAGCCGAGAAGTAGAATAAGAGCGATAAAAAATAATATCACATCTTCTACTGAAAATAGCTTAGACATTGCTAAGCTCTTTTGGTTCATCAATTAGTTGTTCTTGTGGCTTTCGAAGATGCTCTGAAATCACATCTAACACAAAAGGCAAACTGAATTTGGTTGACTTTCTGACAGCCAATAAGTACACAGATTGAACCTGAATACTTAATTGAGCTGCAATTTTTTCTCTTAAAGGAATATCATTCCGGATGATCGTATATATTTCGTCTTTAAGCTGCTTTTTCTTTGTAGTTGTTGTAGACATATTTTTGAAGTTATATTTTGTTAATCCCCGCAGTATTTTCCAATTCCGTAATATCCGGCTGCAGCTGCATTATTTACCACTAAATGATCTCTCCATGGATAAGTAATCGTTGTAATTGCCTGCCATTTCTTTTTAGCTTCCAGTTTCTTTTTTTGAAAACTTTTCGTTGAAGGAATCTTATTGTAAGCAATCACTAACATTTCTCTTTTTACTATTTTCCAAGCTTCAATTAACGCTTCAGAAAATGTCATTCGGAACTTTCTAAATAATTCCCATGCTTTTTTAAATATTGATGTTCTCATAATTTGTCTTTTGAAATTCGCGCCGTTGTTGCTTCGATGCTACGACTTACTCGCAACGGCTTACCTATATTCGATTTTTATTTTTTCAGCTCATTCTCAAAAAGGTTTTCTTAAACCCACAGAGCTTATTTTTTCATTTTACGGTTTTCAGTATTTCAAAGAACTTTTTTTCAGTACATTTGTCATTGTCATTTGTACAGAGCAAACATACGAACATTTGTTCGTCTTTTAAAACATTTAGCGAACAATTTTTCATAATATGTTCCTATTTATACTAATTATAAATAAAGTAAATGGACTTTTATAGTAATATCCAAAGGATTAAAAAAGACAAAAAGCTTACAAACGCTGACTTTGGGGCTATTATAGGAATGTCAAGTGATGCATTTCGAATGGCAGTAAAAAGAGAAAGCTTATCCGAACTTGAAAAGAAAGAAATTGAAAATTATTTCGCTTCTGCACCGAACAAACCGAAAAAAATCGAGGTAGAATTATCGAATACAGATGATGAAATTGAAATTTTCGTAAATAAAAATGGAATAAAATTTTACGAATATCCAGATGGATCAACCAAAATAGAAGTAATAAAAGTACCGTTTGAAGCATACGCTTCATACTTAGAAGCATATAACGACGAAGAAAAATTGCACTCAGAATTCAGTACCGCAACATTTACAGTAGATAAAGTTGCAAAAGGAAATTATTTAGCATTTAATATAAAAAATAATAGCATGAACGGTGGTGGTATTAATGATACTCCCAGCGGTGCAGAAGTCTTAGCACGTGAAATTGGAAGACACTTGTGGTGTGACGGATTTCATAAAAATAAGTATGGTTTTATTCTAATGACCAAAAATGCTATTTATCATAAAGACATTACGGATTGTAATAATGAAACTGGTATGCTAACACTCGCATCTAGAAATAAAAATGATGAACCGTTCGAAGTAAATTTGAATGACGTATATCGAATTTTTAATGTTATCAAAAGAACTTTTTAA